GCAGCCTTCTCCGCCCTTGACAGCCGCGGCCGCCGTCCACTGCGGCGCTGCTTCAGGCGCCTTTCCGCCTCCGACCGCAGCAGGTAGCCGGCGATCGCCGCGGACACCGCCACGAAGGCGATCCCGCGCTTCACCGCCACCACGCTCCCTTGGCTGCTCGCGTGCGGAGCTTCTCGCCGAGCTCGGCGGCCGCGGCCGCGTCGACCGCGTCGCAGTGCTGCGAGACGTGCAGCTCGCCGCCTGCCAGCGGCCACAGCCACGCCCGCCACGCCTCCGGCTCACCGTCCCCGTCGACGCGGAGAACCGAGCCGACGGCCAGGACGTGACCGCTGTGGTAGCTGTCCGGGGGCTCTGTGACCGCGATGACGAATCCACCGCGGTCACCGGCGAGCGCGACCTTGATCATCGGGTAGACGCTCATGCGCGCCGCCCGCAGTTCCAGCACTTCGCGTCGCCGCACCACGTCACGTCGCAACGCCTGCAGCGGCGCAGCATCCCGTCGCCGTGCTGCGTTCCTCCTTGCAGCGCGCCCGCGCTCTCTCCCCCGAACACCAGCACGTTGGGCCAGCAGGGCGAAGATGCCGCGTCGAGCTCCCCGGGAGCCAGCAGCGGGGACGCCTGGTAGTTGTAGACGGGCGCGAGCGGCTCGTCCGGGAACGGCTCAGGCTCGTACGGGGGCTGCGGCGAGACAACGCGCACAGGCACCCTGCCGAGGCGCACGGGGCGCGCGACTTCCGCCGGGCGCCTCCACGGGTGCACCCAGCTGTGGTCGAAGATGGCCGGGATCATGACCCGCTCCCGCAGGTGATCCGGCAGCCGAGCGACCCCATCGGGTAACCGCACTTCCGGTGCCGTTCCAAGACCGGGTCGGGCAGCTTCACCTTGATGCAGCCGACACGGTGCTCCGGCGGCGGCGCCCCGCACTCCGGGCAGCAGGCCGCGGCTAGCCGGGCCCGCTCAGCCGCCTCCGCGCGCTCGACGTCCTGCGCCCGTTCCCGGGGGCCGCTGAGCGCCACCGGCGTATGGTCGTGCGGTGCGGCCGCCAGCGGCGCCGAGGCTTTCCCGAGGGTGACCGTGACAGGCGCCGGCACGGGAACCTCCCCGGCGGCCTCCGCTTCCAGCCGCGCCCGGGATATGCCGCTGGTCAGCTCGTCCCTGCCTGTTCCCCGGTACACGTAGCCGCTGGGCTCGGGCAGCCCGTTGCGGGAAGCGCCGCCCGGGATCGCGCTACGGCCCGTTAGGTGCCGGCCGTCTCCCACCTGCTGTTCCTCCTGCTCCCTGATGCGTGCGAGTACGTTCTCCGGCCGTCCCCTCGACGGCCGGCCGGCCGCGGCCCCGTACACGTACGGGGCGAACTCCGGACTGGGTGCGCCGCCGGGGCCTTTCGCCGTGCGGTTCACCGTGCGCGGCCCGTTCTGGTACCGCCCTCGGCCGCGGCGCGACTGAAGCACGCGGCCGAGGGCGGGCTTATGGCCGCCCCGCTCCCCATGGAGGGGTCGGCGGGGAGCGGGGCGACGGTACCGGGCTCTACACAGCCCGGTACGGAACCGCGGCCGGCCGGCACGGGGGCACCGGCTTCCGCGGCGGCGTGGCCAGGAGCAAGCTCAACCGGCACGCCGTCTTGCCCCGGTCCGGACTGGGGGGAGTATCCGGACCGGGAGTCATCAGAGGAGATAAGGATCATGCTCATGAGGCACCTGCATGCCTGCCGCGGGCCACCAGGAGCCTGCGGGCACCGCGCACCAGGTGCACGATCACCGTCACCGTGTCCGCCACGGCCGAGCACAGCCGCCACGCGCCCAGGACCAGCAGGGCCGTGACCGGGATGTAAGTCGCGAGGGGCTCGGCCTGCAGCAGCGCCATCACCGTCCCGTTCACGCCGCACCGGCCATTTCCGGCCGGACCGTCGCGTAACCGCCTTCAGGCTTGAGCCAGACCGGCGACCTCCAGCCGGACTCGCTGAACAGCATCAGCGGCTCCATCGCCGGGTCCTGCCAGGTCTCCAGCCGGTAACCCTTGAGGGCCATCTCCGGGTCATCCGCCTTGTGCGCCAGGTTGTGGCTCGCCCGCGAGAGCGAAACGAGGTTGACCAGGCTGAACGCGATCACCGGATCAGCCGTCCCGCCCATGCCGCGACGCACCCGGTGGTGAACGTCCACTGCGGCTTGGCCGGAGTGCAGGCAGGTGTACGAGTCACGTTCAAGGACCAGCTGCTTAGCCACTGCCCAAGCCGCGGCCTCCACCGACTCCGGGTTGGCGCCGGTGATCCGCGCGGCCTGCGCGACTGTCTCCTGGCCGGCGAGCACCAGGTGCACGGCAGCCTTGACTGAGCCTCGCGGCGAGCCCGGCCGGTCAGCCCGGGCCACGCTCGGGGGCGCCGGCGGCTTCCAAACGTGCCAGCCGCCGCACCCAGCCGGGCACCTGAAGAACTGCGCGCCCTCCGTCCGGCTGGCCTTCGACCTCTCGGCGGCTTCCTTCGACTCCCACCGCCTGCCGCACCTGCGCATCTCGGAACGGTTCATGACGCCGGCCCCCGCTCGATCACGTCGAGCATCGCGGCGACCAGGTGACAGTCGCCGAGAGCCGAGTGCCGCTCGAAGTCGTCCGGGTCGATGCCCATCGCGTGAGCAAGGTCATCGGTGCTCGCGTCCATCGGCGGCGCGTCCAGGTGATGCGGCAGGTGGTGCGCCTGAAGCCGCGCCCAGGCCATCGAACCGATGTCACGCAGCCGGTAGTGCCACGTAGACGCGTGGCCGTTCGCGCGGAGGAATGCCGCCAGGAACCCGGCATCGAATGCCGGGTTTGCAGCTACCAAGGTCACGTTGTCGAGTAGCGGCGCGATGACGGCGGCGAGTGCGGCCGACTCGGACCACTCCAGGTCCCAGCCGGGTATTAGCTTCACGAGGTCCCACGCGTTGACCGGCCGGCAGGCACACATGTCCTTGGTGCGCTCGTAGAAGCGCCCGACCGAAAGGGCCTGCGAGTCGGCTCTCGCCAGGTCCGGCTTCATCCGCCACAGGTGCTCAGTGCCGGTGGCCCGCTCGATCACAGCGAGTTCCCAGATGACCCCGGCTCCGGTTCCGTAGTCCGGGACTAGCGAGGTGGTCTCGCAGTCGACGATCACAACCGGCCGGCTCATGCTGCTGCCTCCGATGCAGCGGGAAGGTAGTGGTCAACCCAGGCGAGCCCGCTCCGGTCCAGCACGTACATCCCGCGGGTGACCGCCACGTAGGCAAGCCGCGCCATCTCCGGGGGAATCCTGGGCAGCTGGTCCCTCGGGGCTTCGGGGTCACGCTTCGGCTCACGGAAGTCGTCAGCGATCTGGACCATCCGCCACTCGCGGCCCTTCGCCGAGTGCGCCGTCGAGATCGTGATGTCTGCCTCGGCGCCCTTCTCCTCGCTGCCGATCTGCGACAGGATCTCGAACAGGCCGTCGACCCCGTGCTCGTCGACCAGGCCGACGAACTGCTTCAGGTCCTCCCCGTCCGGGTCGTTGTCGACGAAGTCCTGCAGCTGCCCCCAGCTGGTGAACGCCATCAGGTCCGGGTGGTCGCACGGCCGGCCGAGCTTCAGGTCCTTAGCAGCCTTGGTGAGGCTGACCAGCTCGCCGGTGCCCTTCGGGAACGCGACCTTCAGGCCCTTCTCGATCGCGGCGATCGCCCGCTTGAGCGCCTCGCCGTTCGTGCGGCACAGCACCGCGTCAGGATGATCAGGGGCGACACCGATCCGGGACCGGATCTGCTCATAGCCGCGCAGCGGCAGGGGCGCACCCAGGAGGGCCAGCCACTTGTTGCCCTCAGCCGCGATGGAGGGACCGAACCGGAACGACTGGGTGAGCGACAAGACGGTGACGCCGGGCTCTGCAGCGAATCCCTTCATGGCGTCGACCGCGCCACGCCACTCATAGATCGCCTGGTAGGTGTCGCCGACCATGATGACCTGCGTGCCGTAGGCGATCTGCTCGCGGACCATCGCCGCAACACAGGGGTTGGAGTCCTGCGCCTCGTCGAGGGCGATCACGTCGCCGGGCAGCTGCGGATGGGTAAGCGCGAACGCCTTCAGGTAGTAGTCGTGCTCCATCGGGATGAGCCCGGTGTCCCTGGTGATGTCCTGCTCCCAGATCCGCCGTGCGATCGGCGGCACGACCTGCTGCAGCGCCTCAAGCTCGTCGGGATCGGTGAACCGCTTCAGGTCCCAGGGCACATGCGACTTGGTGATGGTCTCGTCGGCGGAGTAGCAGAACTTCCTGATCGTCGCCTTGACGACAGAGGCCAGCTGGCCGGGCGACAGTACCCGCTTGTCGGTTAGCCGCTGCGGCCCGGTGATCTTCATCAGCTTCGCGAGCTGCGGGCCCGGCATGTACCTGCCGCCGCCGACCCGCTTCGCCATGCTGAGCATCGGCTGGAACGCGAGCCCGTGGCTCGTGTAGCAGCGGGTGTTGAGCGGGAACGCGGCCCGCGCGTCCAGCTGCGCCGCCTTGTTGTAGGCGAGGTACAGGAACCGCTTGTCCGGTGACGCCTGCGCGAGCATCTTCAGGATCGTTGTTTTGCCCGACCCGGCGTAGGCGTTGACCACCAGGTTCTCGCCACGCCGGTAAGCCTCGATGATCGCGGCCTGCTCGGCTGTCGGAGTCCGCTCCGCGCTCATGGTTCGACCACCCCAGTGATCGCGGCGAAGGCCTCGGCCGCGCGCTCCTCAAGCGTCGCCACGATCTCTCCGTGCTCGGTGACGGTGCCGTCCTTGAGCGCCGCGAGGACGGCCGCGGTGCCCTTCTTGCCAGGGGCATAGGAGAACTTGCCGGTGGGGTCGTGCCGGGACACCTCGGCGACCTTGACCGTCTCCCCGGTGGCGGTATTGGCCAGCCGGCCGTCGGTCTCCTCGCACGTCTCGGCGAGCGCCGCCCTGTACGCCGGGTTGATCCGCTGCTGAACCAGCTCGGGGAACTTCCCGCGGATCAGGTCGAGCACCCGCTTGTCGGTGAGCACCGAGGCCGGAAGGTAGTCCTCGACCTCATCAGGCGCGGACTCGTCGACCAGGGCGCGAAGCTTGCCCTCATCGAAGTGCACGTCGACCGCGCCGCGCTCGATCGACAGCGTGCCTGCCTCGATGCCGCCCGGCAGCACCGGCGTGACGGACTTGTTTCCCGCGAGCCGGTGGACGGCGTACGCCTTCTCTGCCGCCACGCGGGCGGCGCCGAGCTCGGCGGTGAGCTCGTCGTGCCGCACCCGGAGCACCGCCACCTTGACGGTGCACGCGGCTACCTGGCCTGCGTGGCTCATGCCGGCACCAGTTCTTCCTGTGCCGGCTCCGGCTCAACCGGGGCCGGGGCCGGCGCGGCGGCGATCTCGCGCACCTTCGCGCTGTACGCCTCACGCAGCCCCGTCAGCCGCGGGCCCATTTCCGGCTTGCCCGCGAACACCTCGTCTATCGCGGCCTTGATCTTCACCGGGTCCTCGAACAGGGGCATCCCGGCGATCGACTCAAGCCACGCGTCGTCCGGGTCGAGGTCTTTGCGTGCTGCGGCCCGGGCGGCGCCGATCCGGCCGAGCATGGACCCGATCAGCTCCTCCTTGCCGTACTCGTTCAGCACGGTCATGGCGTAGCGGGCCTGCTTCGCGATCTCCCACAGTTCCCGGATCCGGGCGGAGCACGTCCACACGTCGACGGCCTCGGTGCGGATCTGCTCCGGGGTCATGTCCTGCCGCATCTCCGTGTAGCCGCCCACGGCCGCAGCGGAGGCATCAAGGCCGAGGGTGCCGAAGATCACCGACTCCAGGGTCCAGTCGTCTGCTAGCCGCCGGGGCGGGTCGATACCGGGCCTGATCGGGTCGTGCACGCCCTTCTTGCTGACCAGCAGCGGCCGGGCCTCGTTCGACAGGCGGATGTGGGCGGTCGCCGCGGACGGCACGCCCTTCTGGGCCTGGACGCTCCATGCCGGCTGCTTGCTCTTGGCGGGCTGCCCGTTCTCGAACAGGGTGACCTCGCCGCCCCGGGCGACCATGATCACGATGCCGGGGAACGTCAGCAGGACCGCCATCAGTTCCCCGTGCCGGGCGTTGGAGTCGTTCCAGTAGTTCGGTGAGACGTCCACCTTGACGTCAGGGTCGGCTTCGAGTGCCTTGCGGCCGGCAACGGAGTTGGCCGCCCGGTGAGACGCCCAGTTCTTCAGGCCATCCCAGACAGCCGTCATCTGGTCGATGCAGAACACGAACGGCGGCTCGCCCGCTGCGACCGCCGCGGCCGCCACGTCCCGGACGTCCTTGGCGATGCCGATGACCGACGCCCATGTCCCGTCGTGCTCGGCGATCTCGAACCGGGAGCCGGGAATCCCTCCGTACTCGTTCCACATGGAGGTGTCCTCGCCGAGCACCAGGACCACGGTCCGCCCCACCTTCGGTGACGCTGACAGCTCCGCCACGGACCAGGACTTTCCACTGTGCTGGGTGCCTTCGAGCAGGATGCGCGGCCATGCGGTACGGCCGCTGGGCTTAACCGTCTTCAGCGCCATTACTCCGCGCCCCCGATCTGCTCCAGGCTGCCGAAGGTGCTGTCGCCGAGTTCCGCGGTTCCCTCTGCGAGCGCGGTCCGGACCATGTCGAGGGCGGCGGCGTCGGTCGGGGCCCCGACGACGGCGTCGTTCAGGTCCGCGTACGTGCGGCTCTTGGCGACGTCGCCGTCGTCGGGGTCGGCGTACCACTGGGCTGCCAGCCAGAACGCGTCGGCGAGCAGGTCGCGGAGCACGGTGCCGCCCGGCTCTGGCTCTTCGGCGGGGGCGGCGGCGGCCCGCGGGCCGGTGCCGTAGTGCTCGGCCACCGCGCCGGCGAAGATCAACTCGCCGGAGCGCGGTAGCCGCTTCAGCCCGTCGCGGGTCCTCCGCAGCAGCTCAAGGTCGGCCTCAGGCGCGGCGAACGGGACAGGTGCGGTCAGGGCCGCGCTGCGCTCGCGGACGTCGAGCGGCGTCACTTCAACTGGGGTGAAGGTCGGCATGCCCGCCACGACCGGGGCGAACGGGCGCACCAGCGCCGGGCCCTCCGGGTCTAGCCTCGCGAGCCGCTTCGCCTGCTCTTCGGCGATGTCCATCCCGAGGTACGGCAGGCTCGCGGCGTCCATGGCGCTCATGCGACTGCCCCAGTTGCCGTCTCCCCGGCCTCAGCCGCGGGGGCGTAGTAGACGGCTTCCGCGTCGGCCTCGTAGCCGGGAGTGGTCAGCCGGGCGACATACTGCGTGCGCTCCGCTGACCACATGGGCTTGACGCCCCACGCGGCGGCGAGCGCGTCGACCGCCTCCGGGGACTGGACGGTGAGCGCACAGCGGCTGAATGCCCGCGCCCGTGGCCCTGCCGCGTCGAGGGAAGCTGTCACGCGGGCGAGCATCTCCTGCGCCCGGCCCAGGTCCCCGTCCAGCCGCGTAGGCGCCGGGATCATCGGTGTGATGGTCACTTCGGATTCACTCCTTTGCTTGTAAGCTGTGCAGCGGATTCACTCGCCCCGGCCGCTGACACGGCCGGGGCACCCTTCGTTAAGGGGCAAGTCCCTCCAGCGGGACCTCGCCGCGGAGCTCGCTGATGACGTCGGCCGTCGTGGCATCGCCGGACAGCTTCGGGCGGACGCGCTCGTAGGCGGCCTCGAAGTTCTTCCAGTCCGCCTCGGCGCTCTCGATGGAGCCCTCGGTGCGGCTGCGGATCATCGCGTAGGCGTTGTCCCAGTCATGGGCGGTCATCGTCATGACGGGCTTGGAGACGCCCGGCTGAACGAACAGGCGCGGCTTCAGGTCCGGGAACAGCTCGCCCTGGAGCGAGGAGACTGCGGCCGGCGCGGCCGGGTGCTGGTGCTCCCGGTGCCAGGCGTCGAGCGCGCGGCCGGCGTAGTCCGCGTAGATGGCGAGGATCAGCGGGTCGTCGGCCTTCGCGGCGATCTCGTCGCGGACAGCGGTAACGACCTCCTGGCGGGTGAGCGTGCCGCCGAGCCGCTGAGAGCCTTGGTGGTCGACGATGTCCTTGAGCCATGCGGGCAGCTGGTTCACGCGAGTCTCCGGAGGGGGATGACGGCGGCGTCCTCGCTGTCACATTCCGCTGTCACGTTTCCGCCCCTCGGGGGCGTCTTTGTGACAGGCAGATGTGACACCGAGGCATCGGGGGCGTTGAGCTCGTCCCACCGCGCAAGATCGCGGCGGACGGTCTCGTAGGAGACTTCTTGCTCGGCCGCGATCTGCCGGAGGGACTTGCCCTCGCCGCGCAGGCGCGCGGCCCGCCTCATCCGGGCATCGCGGGGAGACTTCGGCTTGACCGGCTTGTAGGTCCTCATGACGCTTTCCCGAGGACTCGGGGAGTGCGTCCGGCAGCGAGCCTGTCGAGCAGCTCGTCGGGCATGAGGTCTTCCGGCTCCTTGCCGAGGGCCTTAGCCAGGAGCCGGACGTTGGGCATGCTGGTGCCCTGCCTGCCCCGCTCCCAGGCGGAGACGAGGGACTGGGTGACCTTGCCCCCGGCCTTGGCGGCGACCTCTTCCTGGGTGAGGTCGACATCAAGCCGCCACCTGAGGAGCTTGTCGCCGTCGAGGTACCGGACGCGCTGCCGCCGCCTGTGCGGGGCGGTTGTGTCCGGTGAGGTCGATGTCATGGGAACGGAGACTAGCGGTTAGTGCACGATAGTGCAACATAAATCCCGCTACTTTCGGGCACATTCATACAGCCGCTCAGCTATCAGTGGCCTCGCAGGGTCGAACGTGCTTGGGTTACACTGCGGAAAGTACAGTTAAGTGGATTTAGGGAGCCCGGGAAGGGAGCGGCGAATGCCCCTCACCAGCACGCCGCGGACACCCGAGGGCAGGCTCATCCGCCGCGCCCGCAAGGAACGCGGCCTGTCCATCCCCGCCGCCGCCGCCCTCGCCGGGATCAGCACCCAGCACTGGGGCAACATCGAGCGCGGCCACCAGACCCTCAGCGCCACCGAGCGCCTCGAGGTCACCGGCACCGCCGACATGATCGCCCTCATGGCCCGCACCACTGGTGTCTCCCCGGCGCACCTCGAGACGGCCGGCCGGCCCGACGCCGCGGGCGAGCTCCGGGAGATGGGCGGCAACAGGGCCGCAGGCACCACGGCCCCGTCCGCTGGCGAAGAGGACCGCGCGGCCACCATCGCCGCGGTCCAGCAGCTGTACGCCGGCGACGTCGCAGCGATGAACGCGGCCATGTTCATCATGACCCAGTGGCACAAGCCGCTGGCGCAGCGGCGCCGCGAGCTGGCCGCCGTGGAGCGGGCCGCGACGGGCGCAGCCGAGGCGTGACACGTGCGCGTGCATGTGCACCGTAACGAACCAGGCACAATCAGCAGATCCGGTAAACAGCCACTTACGTCCAGGTAGTGCACCTCGGTATAAAAAGCCTACGCACACACCGGGCACCCCCGCTCAACCCCGTTGTCACGTGCAGTACCGCAAGACACGCGAGCAGCCTGCGCATCATCCCGCGCCGGCTGCCGCATCCGCGCGCCGGGGAAGGGGCAAACGAGGATGCACGCAAATACGGGGGCCTGGGCAGTGCTGCCCGACGTCCCGTGGAACACGACGGACGGAACCAGCTACCGCGAGCTCGGGGCGTGCGCTGCCGCTCTCCTGACGCTCCTCGAGTCCGCGATCGCCGACCGGGGACTGCGCGGCCGGGTCCCGGTGACCCTCCTCGCCGTGCGGATGGGCGAGATGAGCGACGCGCTGCGCGACCTGGCGTCCTCCGAGCTGGCCGTCACCGCGCTCATCGAGCTCGGGCGGGCGATCGAGCGCGGCCGCCGCCCGAAGCGCCGGCCGGGGCGTCACCTGCGTCACCTGCGCCTCCTGTGAGCCGCCTGCGCGCCGTCAGGGGACGAGGGCGACCGCCGAGATCGCCCGGGCGACCGGCTGCTGGCGGCCGAACTCCGCAGACGCCCAGTCAAGCTCACGGCCGCGGACGTCGGTTACCCCGGGGGGAGCCAGATCGAGGCCGGCCGCCTTGACCCACGCTGCCACCTCGTCGGAGTCGTGAAGGCAGACCGTGCCGCCGGCGCCGCCGAGGGCCTCCATGTACTCGACCGAGCCGGGGCCCCCGCCGGGGACACCGAGTGTGAGGGCAAGCGTCGACCCGGGCGAATGCTTCCGGAGCAGCCGCGCGTACTCGGCGACGGCCCATGCGGCGAAGTCCGACGGCCACCAGTGGGCGCACAGTTGCAGCTGCACCATCACCGGGCCGCGGGCCAGGATGGCCTGCGCCTGCGGGGCGCCGAGCAGCTTGGCCGGGTCGCTGGCCTGCGCCTCGTAAGCGGATACGTGCCCATGGTCGGGATCCGCCAGGAGCGCCTCGCTGAACGCGACAGCGTCGGGATCCGCATCGACGTAGGCGTACAGGGCATCCGGGCGCGCTGCCTGCGCGGCTGCGTGGAAGCCCCGGTAGACCGTGCGCCCGGAGGGGTCGGTGCCGCCGGGCGGCGGGTAGCCGGAGCCGGCGAAGATCACCCCGGCTGCCTCAGGCACGCGGAACTCAGGGGCCCCGCCGGTGACAGCCCAGTGGGCGGCACGAGGGTAGAACTCGTTCGCGTCCCTGGTGAGGTCCGCGGCCCACGGCCAGCGCTGCAGGATCGACGCGGCGAACTGCCGGTCCGCCTCAAGGGCCAGGTGGCCGCCTGCGAGAACATCCCGGATCCGTGCGATGCTCCCGGCGTCAAGCACGGGCGCGGGAGGCTGGGCAGCCACGCGGCTTTCCTCTCGATTGGAATGCGAACGGCGTGCAACCGGCCGCGCCAGCGGATCCCCGGGAGCGCATTTCCCTTCCGCGCGTCCCGGCAAACCGGAATCTGCCTTGAACGTTCACGCTCGTTCATGATCGTTGCCGACCGTAGCCGCTCGTACCCGGTCCCCTAGGTTGCCCAACATGGATTTCAGCGGGACCCGCGATCCCGGCGACGCCCACCTGTACCTGCGGATCGCCGCAGTCCTCGAGGAGGCCATCCGCTCCGGTGAGCTGCCGGCGCGTTCACCGGTCCCCTCGGAGACGACCCTGGTGCAGGAGACCGGCGCGGCGCGCAACACCGTCCGCAAGGCGATCGGGCACCTGCGTGACCGGGGGCTCGTCTATACGGTTCCCCAGCTGGGCACGTTCGTCAGCCCGGCGGGTGGTCCGCCAGCCACAGCAGGAGAGTTACCCGGTTACGCGTCCTGGTCTTGACGTAGGCCGACCGCAGGTGGCCCTCCACCGTCCGCGGCGACACTCCCAGCCGAGCGGCGGCCTGCGCGGACCGCAGTCCCTCCGCGGCTGCGAGCCGCGCCACCTCGGCCTCCCGTGGCGTCAGGGGCACGCCAGGGGCCATCCTCGTAGCCATCAGGGCGCTATCCGGAGGGTGCCGAGACAGGCGAGCCACTCGCGCATCTGCGCCTTCCGCCCGCCGGCGCGCACCTTCTCAGGGCTTCCGGCGAGCAGCCACACGCCCGGCAGGCCGCGCGCCTCGACGACGCCTGCGAGCTCGGGGTGCACGGTGACCTCGCAGCCGAGCTCGCCGGCGAGCTTGTCCGCCTCGAACCGCCCCTGCATCCTCCGGGCCTCCCTGGCGAGCTCCGCGGTAGCGGACGACGTCCAGAGGCCCATCACTGGTCCAGCGGAGCTGAGGGATCACGGGGGATCGGCTTGAGGGAGTAGTCGGCGTAGATTGCTGCCGAAAGCGCCTCCGGTTCGTCTGCGGTGATGGCGCCGCCCAGGTCATCGCGGCGAGCCGCCCACCACCCGCGTTCGGCGTCCCAGCCGATCCGGTACGCCTCGCCCCAGCCGAACCTCAGCGCGGCCAGCAGGTCCTGGTCGGCACCGATCTCGGCAGCCTGCGGTGCTGCCTCGTTCATCCGTCACTCCCGGTCTCGGTTGCGTTACCCGTACCGGCAGGATGCGCCTGCGGGGAGTACCGTAGGAAGTGATGCCACGTTGCCCATCCCAGGCGGCGCGACGGGGCAACAGGCAACACCCCCTACACGTGATTGGCACACGCGGATGGCGGACGATTTCACTGCTGTCGTGAAGCAGCACATGGAGCAGCGCGGCCTCGGGCTGCGCGGGCTCGCGAGGCGGCTGGGCTGCAACCCCGGCACCCTCTCCAAGATCGTCAACGGACTCCGGGCATGCGGCCCTGACCTCGCAGGCCGCATTGACGACGAGCTTGGCGCCAGCGGCCGGATCGTCAGAGCCGCCGCCGTCCACCCGTCCCCGGCCGCCGGCATCGCGGTCCCGCTGCTGCAGCCCGGCGACACCGGCCCGGCGGAGCAGCTGACGGCGTTCCTGCGGTCCGTTTCCGAGTCAGACAACCTGTTCGGGCCGCGACGGCTCATCGGGGTGATCCGCGAGCACATCAACCTCATCGCCGAGCTGAGGAAAGACGCCGCGGGGACCGACGGGCGGCAGCTGATCGGCATTCAGGGACGCTACGCCGAGACGCTCGCCTGGCTTTACCAGGACAGCGCAGACTGGCGCGGCGCCCAGTACTGGCTAGACCGCGCGCTGGAATGGGCGTTCATGTCCGGCGACACGCAGCAGGCCGCCTTCGCGCTGTCCCGCAAGTCCCAGCTCGCCGGCGACATGCGCGACCCGGTCGCCGCCGTCGACCTGGCCGACGCCGCGGCGCGGCTCGTCGGCGGCGGCCGGCTCCTCGCGGCGGGAGCCTCCTACCAGGCACACGGCCACGCCCTGGCCGGCCGCGAGGCCGACGCTTTCCGCGTGCTCGACACTGCCCGCGAGATCGCCGCGGGCCCCCCCGACTCGCCGGACGCCCCCTGGTCACCCTGGCTGGACACGGGGTACGTGGACGTGCAGCGCGCCCGGTGCCTCACGGTCCTCGGCTCCCCCGAGCAGGCGGTCCCCCTTTTCGAGCGGGCGATCAGCCAGACTCCTGCGAATTTGCGCCGGGACCGCGGCGTCTACACCGCCCGGCAGGCCGTCGCCCAGGTCCTCGCCGGCGACACCGCGGCTGCGGCCGGCAGCGGCATGACCGCCTTGTCGGTCCTGAGGCTGACAGGTTCAGGCCGCATCAGCGCCGAGCTCCGCGACCTCGACGCGGCCCTGAAGCCCCAGAAGGCCGACCCGGCCGCCGCAGCGTTCCGCCGCGCGTTCGCCTCGGCCCGGTCCTGACAACGCTCCCGCCCCCGGAAGGCCCCCGATGCCGCGCCCCTATGTCCTGCTGTCCGTCGCCCAGTCCATCGACGGCTACATCGACGACACGACACCCGAGCGGCTGGTCTTGTCCAGCCCCGAAGACCTCGACCGGGTTGACGAGGTCCGCGCCGGCGTCGACGCGATCCTCGTCGGCGCCACCACGCTCCGCCGCGACAACCCGACCCTCCGCGTCAAGTCACCCGCGCGGGTCGCTGCCCGCGAGGCGCACGGAGAACCGCCGCAGCTTCTCCGCGTCATCGTCTCCCGCTCCGGGAGCCTTCCCCGCAGCCTGCGCCTGTGGGGATCTCCCGGCCCGAAGATCGTGTACGTGCATGAGCCTGCCGCCGCCGACGCCGGGAAGGCCCTCGACGGCCTCGCGGACGTCGTGCCGGTTGATCCCGGCGCCGGCTTCGGCCCGGTGCTCGACGATCTCGGCGAGCGCGGGATACGCCGGGTCATGGTGGAAGGCGGCCAGCAGGTTCACACCCAGTTCCTTCAGCAGGACCTGGCCGACGAACTTCACGTTACGATCGGCGGGTTCTTCGTCGCGGACCCGGGCGCACCGCGGTTCACTGCGCCGGGCGTGCGCCTGCCGCAGGACAGCGGCAGGCGGATGCGTCTCGTCGGCGTCTCACAAGCCGGGGAAACGGCAGTCCTGCGGTACCTGGTGGCGCGGTAGCCGCTATCCTGAGCTAGCGAAGCCAATCGCGTGTGATGCCCCGCAGCCTGGGAATGCAGCGGGGCATCGTCATTCCCGGGATTCCCTCACGTAACGGACTTTCCGTAACAGGTCGGCAACAACAGGGAACTCCTGTGCACCTGTCCGCTTCCCGCCGCGTCACCCTTCCCAGAGGTGCATTGCGCCGCGGGGGCAACGGGAGGACGGATGGGGCAGCAAGGGGATTACGGCTACGACGACCAGGGGCAGCCGCCCCGTGGCCGTGGCCCGGGGAACACCGTGCGCGCCGGGTTCGGCCCGCAGGGAGAGCACCCCAGCACGCGCCCTGCGCGGACACCGCCGCAGTTCCGGCCGGAAGCCCCGCCACGCCAGGACGGCGCCCGTGCCGTGCCGCAGCAGTACGCGCAGCCAGGTTTCACGCCCGCGTACCAGCAGCCCGGCGGCCAGCCGTACGTCCCGCCGCGGCCAGGCGATCCCGCCGTCGACCCGTGGGGAGCGTCCGTGGACGGCTCATGGCAGCCGACCCGCATCCAGTACCCGCCCCGCCAGCCTTACCAGCAGCCCTACCAGCCGCCCTACCAGCCGCGGTACGCGCCCCGGCCGTCCCGGCAGCGCAGCCCGCACATAGCACGGAACATCATCGGTGGCATTGGCGCCCTGATCGGCGTCATCATCGTGATCAGCGTCGCCGCGAACAGCGGCGACCACACCATCCAGACCGCGGGCAGTACGGGAGGCACCGCCGCTCACAGTGCCAGCACGGCGAAGACAGCAGGGATCGGCGCCGCGATCACCCTGACGGGCGACAGCTCCGGCGAGCAGATGTCCGTCACGGTCACCAAGGTGATCAGCGACGCCTCTGGGAGTGACGAGTTCAACGAGGCGCCGGCGGGGGACCGGCTGTACGCCGTCCAGTTCCGGCTCACCGACACCGGAACCGCCGCGTACTCCGACTCGCCCAGCAACGGGGCTACGGTCGTCGACTCGTCCGGCCAGCCCTACCAGTCAGGGTTTGAGACCGTGACAGGCTGCCAGAGCTACGGGGGCACGGAGAACATCGCCTCCGGCGCGTCCGGGCTCGGCTGCATCGTGTTCGAGGTACCCAAGTCGGCGAAGATCACGCAGGTGCAATTCACCCTCGACTCGGGCATGGGACCGGACACCGGCCAGTGGGGCGTCGGCTAGCGCGCGAGCACGGCCACCATCAGGTCGAGCTGGCGCTCCGCCGCCTCTGACTCAAACTCGGGCAGCTCGGCCCACCTGTCGAGGCGCAGCCGGAGCTCGACGGGGAACGTCCAGTACCCGGCTACCGCGAGGCGGTGCAGCACGGGCACGGGCAGGCAGGCAGGATCGAACAGGGGAACCTCCGGCGGGACTGGTGCGCGATCGCGCGTGATCAGCCTACCGAAGTACCGGCCGGCCGCACCGACACCACGGCACCAGTCGCGGTGGTCAGGTCGGGCACCAGGACCTGCGCAGCTGCTACCGCTGCCGAAGGCCTTGCTGCGAGGACCGTCAGCGAGACAACGACCTGGTCGGCCGACCAGCAGCCGAGTACCTCGGGGGGCAGTGCGACCGGCACCAGCGGCTCGCCGCCGTCCGACCGTGGAACCGTCACAACGACCTCGAAGGGACGACGCGGCTCGGCCAGATCAGGGAACAGGACGTCGAGGCGGACAGTGGGGGAGTCCATGACAGCCACGGTAAGCGCGGGCACCGACATTAGCTGTCGCACACGGGGCAGAGGATGTCCATCCGCGCCCAGGCGTCCTGTCCCTTGAGGCGGGCGTACACGGAGCCGCACAGGCAACGCTGAAGCACGGCAAGTTCCTCGGCCGGCAGTGACAGTTTCCACCGAAGCTCGGCAGCCGCCCGGTCCTGCAGCTCCAGCTGGCCCGCGCGACCGTCTGCCGCGGTTGCGATCGTTCCTGTCGGCGTGTGCGTGAGGCGCACCACGCGGCGTGCACCGGTGAAGACTTCCACCCGGACATCGGGATCATCAAGCAGGGGATCGCTCATGCCGGCCTCGCCGTCACCGAGGCACCAGCAAGATCCCAGCCGTCCCATGACCATGCATCCGTCTTCGCCGACCAGACGAGGCCTTCGGCGATGTCCCCGGCCCGGGCCGGGCTGACGGCGATCACGTCGAGGCTGACTATCGCAGCCGAGGGCGACGTCGCGGCAACGGCTGTCCGCACCGCGTCGTCCTGAACTGCCGCGGCCGCGACCGCCGCGTCGAGCTCGGCTGCCTCGCCGTCGCGCCAGGGGACGTCCTCGGGGCGCGCGATGACCGCGTCCACCCTGAACAGCCGCCGGGGCCGGAGGAACGACCCACGCCCCTGCTCGAGCGTCACCCATCCCTCAGCTGCCAGCATGCGGAGCACCACGCTCGCGTTCTCCAGCGAGATCTTGTGGTTCCGGTTCAGCTCGGCCCGGCTGGGCGCCCTGCCCTTGTCGTCGTAGCGGCCGGCAATGATCTCGGCACGCACGATGGCGGCGACCGCGGCGGCCGTAACCGCGTCCTTCGGTGTCATGAGGGCTTCGGCGAGCTGGGGATCACCCGCTACATGGTAGAGATCGCGGTCCGTATCCGATAGCACTCATTCCCCCTTGACTCTGGGCGTTGCACGCTTAGGCTTAGTCTGTAGTCCACTACAGAGATAATCAAGGGGATGCCCGATGAACCGCGCAGACCGCAAAGCCTGGCGCTCAGCCGGCACTCTCACCGACCTCGGCGAGCTCGTGGTCAGGTGGCTGAACGGGGAGATCCAGCAGACTCCCTGCCACATGGGGCCACCGGAGCGCGAGACGATCCCGCTTATCCCGGCGCTGACAGTCATCAACCGGGGCGGCCTCATCACCGCCTGCTCCCAGCGCGCAGAAACCCTCAACGGGGACACGTGGAACACGTGGGTCGACGGCTTCGCCACCGACGCCGTGCTAGAGCGCCTGCAGGAGGCTGTCGCCGGGACGCCGCTGGTCCTGGCTGCCTGCAGCCGCCGCGTCCACGAGCACGACCGTGCGCGCATCTGGGCGCGCTGCCTGTGGCGTGAGGAGACCGGCTTCTGGGCTGAGAGGTGCCCGGCTGTCGCGGCCGCGCTACAGGGCTGCTGGTTCGTTTCTGTGGAAGACCCCGAGCCGGGGCGCAATGACCTGCTCTGGGGCACCCTCACCCGCGCGCTCGTCACCGGACACGCAGCATGATCCCCCGCCCTGTAGTCATCGCCGCCAAAGTCCTGACAGTTCTCGTGGTGGTGCTTGCCCTGGCAGTCAGCCTCCAGGTGCTCGCGGCCATCATGATCGGCGCAGGCGCGCTCGCGCTCGCGGCCTACCGGTTCGGCATCGTCCCCGTCATCGCCGCCCTCGCCGGCACTGCCGCCGTCATGCTCGCCGTAATGCTCGGCCCCCACGCCTTCCTGGCGCTCGCGTTCAGCATGGCGGTGCTCACAATCGGCGCCCTCGCGTACGGCATCGCCCGCGTTGCCGCTGCGGGCGGCGTCAGCCCCGGCATCATGTGCTGGGAGGCGGCGTCATGACGCACCCCGACGACGACGACGGCAACGTAGTCCATCTGCCTACCGTGCCTCCGTCCGAGTGGGGCGGCGCGATGCGGGACCGCTTCGAGCATGTCCTTGACGACGAAGACGACGCCGCCGACGCGCTCGACAACCCGCAGCCGGTCCACCCGCCAGGCGGCTACCAGCTGCCTCGCATCAGAGCGGAGCGGGCACCTGTCCTCCCCTCCTGGCTACGCGACCCCGAAGCACTCAAGGTCGAGCTAGCCGACCGCTGGGACCAGTTCCTGTACGAGTTCCAGTTCCACGGCATCCGCTCACCCTGGTACCTCGCCAAGACCGGCGGTTACGCCCTGTGGGGCCTGGCCGTCGCCGCTGACCGGCTACGCCGCTGGTGGTGGCTGTCAGAGGCGACCGGGGCCCGCCTGCTGGCCGCCCTCGAACACGACGGCCGCGAGTACCGCACCCAGCACCTGCACCAGCGCAAGGTCCGCGCCGAGCGCGGGGCGATCATCGGCGTCACCGCCGTCTTCACCCTGCTCCCCCTGCTGGTCATCACGCTGCTCGTCCCGTGGCTCTGGCTCGGCATCGCCCCGCTCGCCACCGCGCTGCTCGCCCGCGCCGGCCGCCCCGCCGGCAAGCGGATCATCACCGCGTCCATGGCCCAGCACGCCACCCGCGTCATCAGCGAGGACACCCTTGTCCGCGCCTACGCCGTCGGCAGCCTGTGCAAGCCCGGCACCGAAGGCCAGGGGCTCGGGCTCGGCGTCATGGCACGCGAGCGCAACGGCACCACCGTCGATGTCATGCTCCCGCACGGCAAGACCTTCGCCGACGTGCTCACCGCGCTGCCGAAGATCGCGTCAGGCCTCGACGTCAAGGAATCCCAGATCGTCCTGACCGAGAGCGAGGTGTCCGGGCGCCGTCACCGCATCTGGATCGCCGACGAGGACCCGCTCGGCATCCCCGCGGGCCGCTCCCCGCTGCTCGACCTCAAGCGGCGCAACGTGTGGCGTGACCTGTTCCCGATGGGCCTCGACCAGTTCGGCCGGGTAGTCGCCTACAGCCTCCTCTGGGTGTCGTTCCTGATCGGCGCGCAGCCGCGCAAGGGCAAGACGTTCACTGCCCGCCACCTCGCCCTGTTCTGCGCCCTCGACCCCCACGTCCGCATCACGATCGCGGACGGCAAGGCGTCCCCTGACTGGCGCGCGTTCCGCTACGTCGCCCACCAGGCGATATTCGGTACCCGCCCGACCCGCGAAGGCGACCCCCGTCAGCGGCTGCTCGAGGCGCTGACAGGCGTCGTCAAGCACATCGAGGACGTCAACGAGTTCCTTTCCACCCTCACGACCACCGAGTGCCCGTACGGCAAGGTCACCGAGGAACTGTGCCGCAAGTACCCCAAGCGCGTGTTCATGTGGCTGGTCGTCATGGAGGAGTTCCAGGAGTACGTCGAAGGCGACGACCAGGACCTCAACAAGAAGATCGCCGGGCTGCTGGCAACCATCCGCGCCCTGGGGCCGTCCGTCGGCGTCATCCTGATCAGCAGCACGCAGAAGCCTGCCGGCATCGGCAGCGGCGACGTGCTCCGCCTCATGGCCCGCTACCGCGACAACCACGACGTCAGGATCGCCCTCAAGTGCGGCAGCAAGACCGTGTCCGAGGCGGTGCTCGGCGGTGACTCCCTGGCCGAAGGCGACGACGCCACCAAGCTCCCGAGAGGCAAGCGGTTCAAGGGCATCTGCATCTTCCGCGACCATCCCGACTTCGAGACCAGCCTGACTGTCCGCGGGTACCTCGCAGACGGTGAGGACGCCGAGGTCATCGTCCTGGCCGGCCGCCGCTACCGCGAGCAGGCCGGCACCCTCAGCGGCGAGGCAGCCGGCGAGGACCTGACCGTCCCGGCGCGCGACGTGCTCGCCGACGTGCTCGACATGTTCCGCGACGGCGAGGCCGGCCTGCACTGGAGAGTGCTCGCCAAGCGGCTGGACGACGAGGTTCCCGAGCGGTGGGCTGACGTCACCCACGGCGCGATCTCAGCTCAGTGCCGCGCTCTCGAGGTCCCCTCGGTCCCCGTCAAGATGGCCGGGGAGTCCGACCGCGGGTGCCGCCGCGCCGACATCCTGGCCGCCATGGGGAGGGAACGTGCCGCCGTCTTACCCCCCATCCGGTAACGCCCGCGTTACCGCCCTGACCAGCGCGAACACGCGACCGAGTTACCCGCGTTACCGCCGCGTGCCGCTGACCTGCGGTAACACCAGCACCCAAGTTCACATCGGGGCCGCCCCTGCAAGCACCCCATGGGGGTCACGGTGAAGCTCCAGCTGACCTTGTTCACCTGCGGAGGATGCGATAAGCCCCGCGGCCTCCATCACCTGTGCCGCGGCACCAGGAAAGGCCGCGACAAGCCCCGCCTGACCGTCCGCTACGAGTGCAAGAAGTGCGGCCGCAGCGTCCGCAACCCGTTCCGCCACACCTGCTCGATCCGCACCGACTGGGCGCGCAGGCGCAAGGCAGCCGCCCGCCGGGCGAAAGCAGCTGCCCGCCGCGAGCTCCGGAAGAAGCGCGCCCGCGAAGCCGCCGCCCGCCGCAAGGCGGTCGCCGCCGAGCGCCGCGCCAAGGCCAGGGACGCCAAGCGCACCAGGCCGCGCGCCGAACGCCACAACCCGCGCAACTGCCGTGACCCCGAGTGCACCCGCTACCCCTGCCACCTCTACGACGACGGATTCACCGACGGGCTCACAGCAGCCGCGCAAGGGAGAGAAACCCGATGATCCATACCCTCTACCAGCTCGGTGTCGCGTTCATGTTCCTTCTGGCCATCGCCGCCTACCGGCTCGGCAGGGCATGGATCGACCCGTTCCGCACCTGCCGCCGCTGCGAAGGGAACGGCGTCAGCGGCAGCGGGAAGACCTGCCGCCGCTGCAAGGGCCGCGGTGAAGTTCGCAGGCTCGAAGCCCGGTGGACGCTCCGCGCCCACTTGGCCCTGGTCCGCGCGATCGAGGAAAGAAGGCAGTTCCGATGAGCCCCCCGATCGTCGTGCGTCGGTGGAGGCTGAAAGTGTGCTGGATCTGGGTCGGCGACCCGCCGCCGACGTACACCGTCGAGGTCATCACCCCGCCGCGCGCAGCCGTCACCGCCGGCCCGGCATCCCTGCCGCCAGCCGCCCGGCCGGCGCTCGCTGCCCCTGCCGAGCTCGCTCGAGGAGACCATGACGCCGCCGGGCCTGCGTGGTGGTGCCACGTGTGCATGAGGCCGGTCCCGGCCAGCGAGGTGCCCACGCACCAGCACGACAGGTAGGGCCACCCGGAGAACTACGACGGAAGACAGGACGACGATGACCATCACCGCCCCGCTGACACACGCCAACGGTGCGACGCATCCGCAGCCGCCGCCGTCTGTTCCCCTCTTGCCGCGCGGCCCGGCGTGCCCGTGGCCCTCCGGCGACGTGACGCCGGACACGGGCACGCTCACCGCTGTCGCGGCATCGGCCGTGTCGCGCTTCTTGTCGCGGCTGCGCGTTCCGGACGGCGACACGGTGATCACCTGGGCGATGGCAGCCGCCGTCGCGCTTGTCGCGGTCGACGCGGCGATCGTGTCGTACTCGCACATCTACGGCCTCGCGACAGGCCATTGGGGGAGCGGCGCTGAGACAGGGATCCAGGCGCGGCTGCTGCCGCTCAGCATTGACGGGGTGATCTTCGAAGCGTCGCTGGTGAAGCTGTACGGGGCGCGACACAAGACGGTGCGCGGTCCGCGTCGCAGGTTCCGCATGCCGGGTCTGGCGACGTTCATGTTGTGGCTCGGCATCGTGGCCACTGTCGCGGCGAACGTCACCCATGGCCTGCCGTCGTCGCTGCTGTCGCCTGTCGCGCACATGGTCATCATGGCGCTGTTGTCGGCGTGGCCGGCGGGGGCGCTGATCGGCTCGGTGGAGATGGCGATGGGCCTGGTGCGCGACAAGCACGCTGTCGCCTCGGCCCGCGGGGGTGACGCCGGCGACGAGGACAGCGACAAGACCGCTGCCGACGAAGAGGACGCGCGCCGCGCCGCCCGCAGCGTCGCAGCACCGCCGGCATCGCGCAAGCCGCGACGTGCCGCCGTTAAGCCCGGGCCGCGATCCGCGACGCCACCTGGCACCTCCGATCCTGTTGTCGCCGCGATCAGGGACCACGACGCGTGGAAGGCAGGACGCAGGCTCACGCGCGACGACAAAGACGAGATCGCGAAGACGGCCGGAGTGTCGCGCCGTAGTGTCGAGCGCTGCCTCGCCGACGCGCGGCGCATGGGGCCGCAGAATCCTTAGCGCGCCGCGTTGTCACCACTCATCTGGATAGATGATCATTGGCGCATGACTGCGCAGGCATGCCCGGGCGGGTGCAACTCCAGGTACTGGAAGGCGTGGGACGCCTACGACAAAGCCGTCGCGGCGTACGACCCGCTGAACCCCGCGACGTCGCGGCCCGAGCCGCCTGAGGTCCGCTGGCGCGCCGACGGCGAGCCCGTCTGGTGCGGTGAGCACACCGCCCAGATACGCCGCGAGCTCGCATCCCTCGACGACCTGTCCGCCCTGCTGCTGCGCACCGCCGACGGCTACGAGTCACAGCCCCGCACCGAGCGCGCCGGCAGCTCCCCCGAACCCCGCTCACCGTCACCTGCCGCGGAGAAACTCGACGAGCTCGACCGGCTCCTCACCTCATGGGAGAAGGGCTACCGGGACCTCATGGGCTGGGACTCACCACCCAAGCGGGGCACTGACGCCGACCGGCGTACCACCTGCATCGCGTGGCTGACCAGCCACCTCGACGGCATCCTCACCTCCGCCTACGCAACCGAGTTCGGCTGGGACGTCCTCGCCTGGCGCAAGCTCCTCGCCCGCGACGTCAAAGGCGAGCCGCCACCCGGCAGGCGCCTGCCGCTTCGCTGCCCGAAACCAGGCGGCTGCGGGCTCCTCACCCTCACCCGGAAAGACGCCAACCGGGTGGAATGCGCCAACCCAGCGTGCCAGCGGAGCCTCTCGTGGGACAAGTACGAGGAGGAAGTGGGACACGCCGCGGCGGCGGTCACAGCGGGTTCTTGACCGCATGTTGTCACCTTGTGTACCTTGTGCGTGGACTTGCATGCCCCTGGAGCCATCGCTCCAGGGGCATTCTCGCGTTCAGGGGGTGTGCCGTGTGACTCCCCAGCCTCCCGCCGACCTCGACCTGACCGCGCTGCTCACCGCAGCCCAGGCATGCCTGTACGCCGGCCTCGTCGACGACCAGGGCAAGCCGAAGGTCAACGTCATCGTCAACTGGCGCAACCGCGGCCTCCTCCCCGTCGCAACCGACGACGCAGGCCGCGAGATCCGCGACTGGCGCGGCCGCCCCTCCTACCGGCTCCTCGACGTCGCGAAAGCCGACGCCAAGACCAGGGAGCGCGCCGCCGTGATGGCCGGACGACTGACCGCACGGGCAAACGCCGCATAGCTGACAGGAGGCACATGCCCCCGATCAGCGACGCCACCCGCGCAGCCGTCCTCACCGACATCAGAACAGGCGGCCAGTCCGCCAGGCAGATCGGCAGAACACACGGCATCAGCGACGCCACCGTCCGCCGCATCGCCCGCGCCGAGGGCATCACTGACGCATGGTCGCGCGACAAGACCGAAAAGGCGACACGTGCGCGCGTGGCGGACAATGCGGCGAAGCGCGCCCAGCTCCAGTCGGATCTGCTCGACGACGCGCAGAAGTTCAGGGACCGGGCCTGGTCGAAGTACAAGATCGCGGTGGCCGGCCCGGACGGCGCTGAGATCGTCGAGCTTGAGCTGCCGCCGCTCCCGGATGCTGCTCGGGCGTACACGGCGATCGGGATCATCGTCGACAAGGACCGCGCGTATGAGCGGGACAAGTCGGGGTCGGGCGGGACGGATCACGCTAGGTCGATGCTCGGGCAGCTGATGTCGGGGCTGGCTGAGGTGTTCGGGGACGAGACGGACACACCGTCAGGCGACGGCTGACGGGAGCGGCGCCGTGGCCCTGAACCTCCAGGGCTTGTCGATGTCCCGCAAGCAGCTCGAGTCGGTGTACCGGGCTCAGCACGTGCCGCAGATCGCCTTGTGGTCGGGTGCGGTCGCCGCGGGGAAGACAGTCGCGAGCCTGCTGGCGTGGCTGATCGCCATCGGGGACGCTCCCGAGACAGGCCTGATCATGATGGTCGGGCAGACGCTGCAGACGATCGAGCGGAACCTGATCGAGCCGCTGCAGGACGAGCGGCTGTTCGGTGAGCTCGCGAACGAGACGCACCACACGCCGGGCAGCAACACCGCGGTGATCCTCGGCAAGACGGTCCACCTGGTCGGCGCGTTCGACTCCCGCTCCGAACGGCGGATCCGCGGGGCGACCGTTGCCCTCGCGTACATCGACGAGGCGACGCTGGTCCCGCAGGCGTTCTGGATCATGATGCTCAGCCGGCTCCGCGTCCCCGGTGCCCGCCTGTTCGCGACAACGAACCCTGGTGCCCCCGCTCACTGGCTCCGCCGCGACTTCATCGTCCGCGCCGGCGCGGTCGGGATGCGGCACTGGCACTTCACCCTCGACGACAACCCGTACCTTGAGGCGTCGTTCGTAGAGCGGCTGAAAGCCCAGTACACCGGCCTGTTCTACAAGCGGTTCATCGAAGGCCGCTGGATCGCCGCCGAGGGCGCGATCTACGACATGTGGGACCCGGACCGGCACGTCGTCGACGTCATCCCGCCGATCGTCCAGTGGACCGGCGTCGGCATCGACTACGGCACCAAGGCCCCATTCAGCGCCGAGCTCCTCGGCCTGGGCGTGAACGGCACCCTGTACCTGGTCGACGAGTGGCGGTGGGACTCCAAGCAGCAGCACCGGCAGCTCACCGACGTCGAGTACTCCAAGCGGATCCGTGACTGGCTCAACCAGGTGAAGCTGCCCGCCTCCCAGCTGCGCGGCGTCGAACCGCAGTTCGTGATCGTCGACCCGTCCGCGGCAGGGTTCCGTACGCAGCTGCACCAGGACGGGCTCAGCCCGGTACTGGCGGACAACAGCGTCCTTGACGGGATCCGGCTCATGTCCTCTGTCCTGGGAGCGGGGAAGCTGCTGGTCTCCCGCCGCTGCCAGGGATTCATCGACGAGGTGGGCGGCTACTCGTGGGATGACCGTGCTGCGCTGCTCGGCGAGGACAAGCCCGTCAAGGCAGACGATCACTCGCTCGACGCGGCCCGCTACGTGCTGAAGACGACACGGCAGACGTGGCACTCGCACGTGCAGCTCGCCGCCTAGTTACCACCCGGTAGCGATGCCGGGTTTCTGCAGGTCGCACCTATCCAGGAGGCTCCCCCTCATGACGCCAACCATTGGCCGCATCGTCCACTACAAGCTCAGCTCAGGCGACGTCGAGCAGATCAACCGCCGCCGCGAGGACTTCCACGCGTTCAACCGGGCGAACTACGCCCCGGGCGCCACCCCCGGCTACTTCCCCGGCAGGTCCGGGCACGTCGGCCACTTCGGCAACGAGGTGAGCGAGAGCGACGTCTACCCGGCTACCGTCGTCCGGGTCTTCAGCCCCGGAAGCACCACTGTCAACCTGCAGGTGCAGCTCGACGGCAACGACGCCTACTGGGCGACCTCGCGTCCCGAGGGCGATGGCCCGGGCCAGTGGTCGTGGCCGCCGCGCGTCGAGCACCAGGCCGGCGACCGCCCGGCGCGCTTCTGATGAGCGGCCACGGCTGGGTGACACCCAACCCTGACGGGACGAGAGCACGCTGCGGCGGGCCCGCGATCTGTGCTGAATGCGCCAGGGAACAGGGCACAGGCCCAGCGCGCATCGGTGCCCGTGTTGTCGCGGCAGCTGCCGCGCTCCTGCCGCTCGGCCTCAGCCTCGTCTTGCACGGAGACAGCTTCATCGTCACCGACAAGCCGGACGATCTCAGCGAGACCGCGTTCGTCTACAAGTCGATCGAGCAGGTCGAGGAGTTCATCGCAGACCACCGGCGCACCGGCGCCCCGAGGCCAGTCGAGCAGCGCAAGCCGCGCGTCGGCGACGACGTGCACTACGTGTCCCACGGCAGCCCTGTCCTCGCCGACGGCACCCAGGTGCACACGAGTGCCTGCAGGGCGGCGAAGGTCACCAAGGCGTGGAGCGCTGACATGGTCAGCCTGTTCGTCATGAACCCGACCGGGACGTTCCACGACTCGAGTGTCCGCTACGACAGCGGCACATTCGCCGGGCCGGCCCGGGAGGCGCTTCCAGGTGCGCCGCTGCCGCTGATCACCTGTGACGACCTCACGTTCGAGGGCGGCACCTGGCACTGGATCTCCGCATGATCCGCGCCTTCGTCGCCAACGACCCGATGAGCTTCGGTGTCCGCGTGGCTATCTTCAATCAGCGTGGCGACGGCGATTACCCGCGCGAGGTCCTCCGCATCGTCGGTGACGAGAGCGGTGTCCACCACTTCCACTGGCAGGCGGTCTCGCCGCATGAGCTGGTCGAGCCGACGCTGCAGATCCCCGGCGACATGGCCCGGGCGCTGCTCGACGGCCTGACCCGCCACTTCAGCGGCGCGGAGGATACCCGTGTGCTGCGCCAGGACTACGACGCAGAGCGCAAGCGGGTCGACAAGCTCACCGACGCGCTGATCGAGGCCGTACTCAAGCAAGGTGGCACCTGATGGCGTCGATGTGGCCGATCCTCGGCTACTGGCTCGACCTGCCGCCTGAGCGCCCGCAACCAGGCCAGGGCAAGCGCCGTGGTGTCACCCAGTCCCCGAAGCGGCCCAAGCGCCGCAACCGCCGGAAGCCCTGATGACCGAGGTCTACTACGACACGGAATTCCTCGAGGGCCACAGGACGATCGACTTGATCTCGATCGGGCTGGTCCGAGAGGACGGCGCCGAGTATTACGCGGTCAACTCGGAAGCGAACTGGGCGGAGATCGGCAAGCACCGGTGGCTGTGCGAGAACGTGGTCCCGCACCTGCCGCTCGCCGGCAAGGGCATCAGCGAGACCCAGGAGAACGGCCGCGGGACGGCGAAGACGTGGAAGTTCGCAGTCGACACGACCGATACCCGCGTCAAGCCGCACTGGGTGATCGCGAACGAGGTCCGGGAATTCATCCTGGGCGTTGAGGACCCGCGCCTGTGGGCCGACTGGGGTGCCTACGACCATGTGGTCCTGTGCTGGCTATGGGGCACCATGATGCAGCTCCCCGCGGGCATCCCGATGTGGACGCACGACCTCCGCCAGGAGATCGAGCGCGCAGGCAACCCGGTCATCCCGCCGCTTGGCGGCCTGGCCGCGCACCATGCGCTCGGCGACGCACGCGAGGTCGCGTGGCGGCTCAACTGGCTCCGTGAGCACCAGGAGTAGCCCGTGGCCGCCGCGATCGTGCTGGTGGTCGTCCTGTCGCTCGCCGGCCATGTCCTGCTCGCAGCGGGCCGCGCCCAGAACAAGCCGCAGCTGACCGCAGGTGACACCGAGCACGGCGTCTGGTGCGAGCCGTGCAACGCCCCGGTCGCCGTCCGGGTGCCGCTGCGCTACGGCGACAGCATCACCGTCGCGGGATGGCTGACGGTGTGTGCCTCGTGCGGTACCCGCCACATGCCGGCCGTGCCCGTCGCCATGCTCACCCGTCCCGGCTGGCGTCGGCCGAGGCCGTGGCTCGCGCTGCTGTGGCACCTTCACCGGCGTGACAGCGCACGCCGCGGCCGCACACCTGTGGCCTGTGCGATGCCCGGCTGCGAGCGGCCGGGCTGGTGGGAGTGCGCCTGGTACGAGGCGGTCGACGACGGCCGGATCCGGTGGATGTTCTGCTCTGCCAGGCACCGCCGTGAATGGCTCCAGTCGAGGCACGCGGCAGTTCCGGACCTGATGTTCACGAGGGGATGACCAGCCCCTCATGAGCATGATGTCCGGCACGAACGCGAGCGCCTACCTCGGCGTGCCGCCTGTCGGGCAGACAGGCCTGCCCTACTACACCGACAGCCGCATGAGCAACGAGCTGCCAGTCGAGGGAAACGCACCGTGGCCGCCGCCCCGCTTCAACCCGATCATGTTCGACTACCGGGTGTGGGATGCCTGGTGGCGCGGCGACCCCGATGCGCTCATGCGCGCCTACTACTCGATCGGCGCGAACTCGAGCATCGGCCGCCAGTACTTCGCCACCACCGGCGAGGCAGGCATCAGCGCGGTCCGCCCGGGCCAGTACCGCGGCGGCCTGATCGGCTCGATCCGCCGCTACTTCTGGGGCCAGCCGACACCACCCGGTGAGAAGCGCACCAACTACCACCTCCCGCTCCCCGCCGACCTGGCAACCGCCAGCTCGGCGCTGCTGTTCGCGCAGCCGCCGAGCCTCACCTACGACGGCGACACCACGGTGCAGGACTGGCTGAACACCGCCGTCGACGACGGGATGCACGCCAAGCTCCTCGAGGCAGCGGAGATGTGCGCGGCGTTCGGCGGCGTCTACCTGCGTGCCGTGTGGGACACCGACGTGTCCGACAAGGCGTGGATCGACCTGGTAGGACCCGACGCGGCGGTACCGGAGTTCCGCTACGACAGGCTCACCGCGGTCACGTTCTGGTCGGTGATCCAGGACACCGGTTCGACGGTGATCCGTCACCTTGAGAAGCACATCCCGCACGACAACGTGATCCTCCACGCGGTGTACGAGGGCAAGCAGGACAAGATCGGCCGGCGTGTCGACCTCAAGGCGTTCCCGGAGACCAGGCCGTTCGCGGCGGTCGCCGCCGACGGCGTGATCCGGCTCCCTGACCAGCCGAAAGACGCCAGCACGGTTGTGTACATCCCGAACCTGCGCCCCAACCGGGTGTGGCGTGACCTCGGCCCGATGGCCGCCCCGCTGGGACGGTCGGACTTCTCCGGTCTCGAAACCAGCTTCGACGGCCTCGACGAGGCTTTCTCCAGCTGGATGCGGGACATCCGCCTCGGCAAGGCCCGGCTCATCGTCCCCCACTCCTACCTTGACTCGGTTGGCCGCGGCAAGGGCGCGGTGTTCGAGCCTGAGCGTGAGGTGTACTCGCCGGTCAACATGCTGGTCAACGGCGAGTCCGGCAAGGGAACCGGCATCCTGCCGCAGCAGTTCGACATCCGCTGGCAAGCCCACCAGCAGACGGTCAACTCGATCATCGAGATGACCGTCAACGAGGCCGGGTACGCCGGGCAGACCCTCGGCCTGCAAGGTGACATCGCCCAGACCGCTACTGAGGTCGTCGCCCGTGAGCGCAAGAGCCTGACCACCAGGGCAAGGAAGATCCTCTACTGGCGTCCCGCCATCGCGGACATCCTCTACGGGCTCATGACCGTCAACCAGGTCGTCTACAAGTCGCCGATCTCCGCGGTGCGGCCCGACCTTGAGTTCCCCGACGTCGTGCTGCCCGACGCGCTCGAGCTGGCGCAGACCGTCGCGGCGCTCCGCGGCGCCGAGGCGATCTCGATTGAGACCGCAGTCGCGACAGCGCACCCCGACTGGGACACCACCCAGGTCGCCCAGGAAGTCAGCCGGATCTACGCGGAGATCTCCCTCGACGCGCTGTCCCGTGCGCGGGTTTCGCTCGGCGGCATGCCGACGGAGACTCTCGGCCAGGAGCTGGCGGAGATCCCGAAGGCGGTCAGCGAAACCGACCTGACCAGTCAGGTCGAGCAGGTCGCGTCGGCGACGACGGACGCCAGCGGCGCCGAAGTGGACTAGGGAGGCTCCTGTGGCGGGCAAGAGCGGCGGCAAGAAGGTCATCAAGCCGAAGCCGGGCAGCGGGCAGAAGGCCGTCTCGTTCCAGCAGGGCGGCCTGCACCAGTCGCTCGGTGTTCCGGCCGGCCAGCCGATCCCCGCGGCGAAGATGCAGGCTGCGCTCAGCGGCAAGAAGGGCCCGAAGGCCAAGGCGCAGGCGAATTTCGCGGTCAACGTCCTCGGCATGAAGAAGCCCTCCGGGGCGGCGAAGCCCGTTGCGGGCAAGAAGGGAGCCAGCCGTGGCAAGTAGCGGAGGCCTCACCCCGACGTCAGCGCAGCGGTCCGCCCCGGCCGCACCCGACTCCACCAGGACCGCGCAGCACAAGCTGCCGACCTCGGGGGCCGGGCCGCTCACCATGACGAAGCGGACCGCGTCGACCGGACTCAGCGGCCCTGGCGGTACCGCGACCCTGTCCGGGCCGGCGCTTCGCGGTGCCACCGCGGCGGACGCTCACCCGTGCCCGTGACCAGTGCGCCAGGGCCGGCGTCTTCGCCGCCGTCTTCCCCGGCGCCTGCGCCGCTGCCGCCTGAGCCGCCGCGGCCGATGCACACGACATCAGCGTTCAGCGGTGCGCAGATCACGCCGACCGGTGCCTTCCACCCGCACCAGGCCGGCGGTGTGGTCACCACGACGGTCGGCACCAACCCGGACGCCCCTGCTGACCGGCAGGCCGCACCGGACATCTCCCCGACCGTCCCGTACACCGGGGACTCGCCGACCGGCTACGACCCCTACACGATGGGCACTTTCTGATGCACTGGCTTCGCGCCCTGCTGGACAGGTGGCGCGACGCGGCGGGCATCCGGAGCGCACGCGCGTTCCATCACGCTATGGGCCACTCCTGCTCGTTCTGCACGTACGACAAGTCACGAAGGGAACCGTGATGGCCGCCAAGAGGATGCCGCCAGCCGGCCGTCCGCACCGCACTCCCGGTGCTGTCCAGCCGCCAAGGCGCACTGGCGTGCTTCCGGAGGGGACCGCGCTGCAGCTCGCCACGCGGGTGTACCCGTCTAAGCCCCAGCCGGACGGTTCGGCGCCGGCACCTCAGGGCGGCTCTGGGTCATGACGGCTGGATATGCCGGGGACGCGTTCACTGCGATCGATGACCTCACAAAGGCGGAGTGGCGGCTAGCCAGGGCGTGCGAGGAAGCATGCTACGCGGCGACCGGGGCCATGGTGGCGGCCGAGGGCGAGTACGCCGAGGTCATGGTGGCGCTCCCCGCCGGTGACCCGGAACCCGGTGCCTGGGTCTGTGCTCGCTGCGAGCGCGGCCAGTGCGGGCGGTGCGCGGATCCGGACTGCACCTGCTGCAACGGGAACCCGGATGGCTGACGAGTCCGACCCCAAGCGCGACGCGATCCATGAGGCCATCCAGCAGAATGCACGCACCGCGGAAGACGGCGCGGTCCTCACGGGGTGGGTCCTGATCGCGGAGTGGATGGACGAGGACGGCGAACGGTGGCTGTCCAAGGGGCACGCAGCCCACACGGCCCACTGGAGCGCCAAGGGCATGCTGCACGAGGCGCTGTTCGGCGAGTGGCCCGATCCGCCTGATTCCTAGACTCCCGGGCGGCTGCTGGTGGGGGAGCCACAGCCGCCCGGGCCCAAACGCCCGCGTGCACGTCTAGCCCGGCTAGTAACCGGGGACCGTGAGGTACGGAGCGTGCGGGGTTCGAGTCCCCGGACGTGCACGCGGCCAGAGTAATCAGGCGGTGACCTTGGCGCCCTACGTCGTGCTGATAGCCCCTGGCGAGCCGGAGACCGGCCTGTGGTGCAACGCGTGCCTGCTCCCGTCCGCTGTCCGCGTTCCGCTGATCATGATCACGGAGTCCGGCGCCAGCGACACCGCGTTGTCGCCCGTGGAGCTGTGCACGGAGTGCGGCAAGCAGGAACTGACCAGGAGGACCGCCGATGATCCCGGTCGCTGAGCGTGTCCTCATGCAGGTGTGGTGGACCGATGCGACCAACGTCGCCGGCGGCTGGCACGACGACGAGGACCTGGCCGACTTCGCCACCAACGGCGCATGGGAGGCGAGCAACACGGGGTGGCTCGTCTGGGAAGACGACGTCTGCCTGGTGCTCTCCGGGCGGATGACGGACGACGGGAAGAACGTCGGCCTGATCGAGCGCGTCCCGAAACGAGCCGTTACCCGCATGAGCCGGTTCGACGTTCAGGGGAGCGATGGCGGCTCAGTGGCCGACTCGCGCCGAACTAAGGTCGACCCGTGACGCTCGCTGACATCCTGAAGGAAACTCCCCAAGCGCCCCCATCAGGCACCCGCCCCCTCGTGCTTGTGGCAGCGCCGACCCAGCGCATCTTTGAGGACTGGTGCCGTGCCAAGGGCATCCGTCGCGATGGCGCGCGCCGCCTGTGGCGTGAGGAACACCTGCGGGGCATCTGGGGCTGTCAGGTCTTCCTGGTCGAACGGTCAGACGGCCGCCACGAGCTTAGGTTCCTCCGCTGCCTGGACCACCGGGTCGCATGCGGGGCGATCACCGTCATTTACGCCTGATGTCGAGCACGCTCTGACCTGCGAGTTAACGAAGTCACCGGAGGCTTCATGGCGGCTCAGTGGCCGACTCCGGGTGACCGCCGCGAGGACCACGCCACCGCAGCCGGATCCGCGATCGCCGTCATCTACGAGCAGGCCGAGCTCGTCATCATCGCCGCGATCGCCACGCTTGCCCGCAAGGTAGCCACCAGGTCGATGCTCCCCGCGATCGCGGCACGCCACTTGCAGCAGACCGTGGACCGGGTGCTGTCCGGTGCGGCACCGCAGGCTCGCGCGGTGCTCGACGAGGCGATGACGGGCGCGGCCGCTCAGGTGCGCGGCATGCTCGCGCCGACGCTCGCGCTACCAGGGCACACGCCGACGCTGCCGCTCCCGGTCGCGCGGACGGAGCCGCTTGCCGCGCTGCTCGACCAGGCGACGGACACCGCCGCGCAGTCAGCCACCAGGCAGCTCACGGCGATCACCGCGGCCGCGGCACAGGTCACCGACGCAGCACCGGCGCGCGCCGCGGCCGCCACGTCAAGGCTCACCCTGCTGCCGCCGCCACCTGACAACCCGTACGCCACGGCGCTCGATAAGGCGTTCGGGAAGTTCAACGGCTTCCCCGGCCAGTCGCTCAGCTACCGGCGCCTGCAGGCCGCACAGGGGATGCTCGACGAGCTGGCCAGCAAGGGCATTACCGGGTTCACCGACAAGGCCGGACGTAACTGGGACCTCGCCACCTACGTGGAGATGGCCACCCGCACCGCGGTCAGCAACGCGTGGGATGACATGCAGGCCGACGTCGCGGTCCGCTCCGGCCTGGACCTCGTGGAGACCGGCACCCACTCAACCGAGGGAAGCTGCCCGCTGTGCATCCCGTGGCTTGGCCGCAAGCTCTCGCTCACCGGCGCGACACCGGGTTACCCGACGCTCGCCGAGGCGAAAGCCGCAGGTTGGCGCCACCCGAACTGCAGGTGCTTCTGGTGGATCATCGGCGCGGGCTACATGACCGACGTGACCAACCCCGTGCCGATCGGCGACGCGGCCGCGGTGTACAAGCACTCGCAGGTCCAGCGCACCCACGAACGCGCGGTCCGCGTAGCCGGGCGCCGCGCCCAGGCGGCGATCACCCCGCAGGCGAAGACGAGAGCACGCCGCGAGCTCGCGGCCGCGCACCACGCGGCGGCCGCTCACCGGCAGCAGCACCAGCTCCGCATCATGCAGGTCACCAGCAAGCGGCGCGAGATGCCGTACGGCCCCAGATAAGGAACACACCATGGACATCGGCCAGGCACTCGCCGCGCTCAAGAGCGGCCAGAAGGTCACCCGTGCCGGCTGGAACGGCCCTAACCAGTGGATCGCCCTTCAGGTGCCCGACGAGAACTCGAAGATGCGCAAGCCCTACCTGTACATCTCGCCCGTCGACGGCGAGCTGGTGCCCTGGCTGGCCAGCCAGACAGACATCCTCGCTACTGACTGGCAGGTCGTCCCGGCCTAGCCGCGCGGTCCTTAGGGCGCGTCGACCTCGGTCCAGTCCTCGACCACGATGATCCGCCGCCGGTAGACCTTGCGGCCGTCACGGAGCGCGTGTCCGAGCCTCTTGACCGTCGGGTAGTCGCTGTTGTCCGGCGGCCACACTTCGAACCCGCCGTCGCTCAGCTGAACGCCGTACTCGGCGACCAGGCCGCAGACCGCCTCCACGCGTGGCCTCGCCTCTGGTGCCTCGCTGTCGTGGAGGCGGTAGCTGGCGCTAATCACGAGGCAACTCGATCGTCAGCGCCTGGTCTTCGGGGACAAGCAACTCATCCTGGTAGACGGTGGTCGCCTGCAGCCCACCTGAGGGCATCATGGCCAGCTGCGTTGAGAGCGCCAGCTTGATCACGTCACCCCAGGCCGATGCGAAGCCGTTGATGGCCGATTGGGGCCGTTCCGGCTGCGGCTGCCGCTTCCCGTTGCAAACCCGCGCGTGCCTGGTGGCCTGCGCCATGAGCTGGGGCAGCGTCATCCCGTACGCATCCCCGCGCCAGTCGCATTCTCCGTTGACGTGGACCAGGTGCGCACCCTCTCCGTAGCAGTCGTCCTCTACGGAAAACCCGCGCAGGACCGAAGTGCGCTTAGCCATGCTCGGCTCCCCAGCCGTGGCCGTCGTCCCAGATGCCAGCCAGGATCCCAGTTAGCCGCTTCCGTTGCTGGTAGTCGAGGCCGTGCACGAGGTCTTCGATCTGCGCGTGAGCCGGGCCGATGCAGTCACCGCGAATTGCCGTGCGCCTGATCTCAGTCGTTGCGGTTGCTGGCCATACCCGGTTGGGGCAGCGGTAGCGGTGCTCGGCGTAGCCGCCGCAGCACGGGTAGCCATCGTCAGTGTCGTCTGCCGGTGTCACCGCCCGGATCGCTTCCGACCAGTCGTAGCCAGAGCTGAAGGGATGCTCGGCGCACACCGGCGCGCACGAGTGGGATCTGTAGTCGATGTCGCCCATGGTCACGCTCCTCAGTAGTGCAGGTGTACGGGTCTGACGTCCCAGGAGACCGGTACCGGGCCTAGGCCTTGGTCGTGGTGCCACTGGCTGAAGATCGAGTCCCCGGTCACCTCGGGCGACGTGGCCAGGTACTTGCTGATGATCGCGTGCGGCAGGTAGACGAGGCCGAACCCGAACTGGTCGCAGTACGGCTCGCCCTCGGTGATCCACTGCGGGTGACGGCCGAAGCGCCGGTGCGCCCACACAGGCTCAGGCAGGTTCGTCGACACGGGATAGAGCCGGTACGGTGCGACCCGAACCCGGTTCGGCTCAAGCTGGCACAGCATCGTGAACAGGGCGACGTCCTCCTGGCTGACTGCCAGGTCCCATTCGACGATCACCGTGTCACCGTCGAGCTGCTCGAGCACGGGCACGTAGTTGTAGCTGTCCATCTCGATACGAGGTAGTAGGTCGGAAACGTAGGCGCGGCCCACGGGGATCCTGGCCGGCCAGGTCCGCACCCACCTCATTCCGGCGCCTTCGCCTGATACGGCTTGGCGTCGCACTCCGCCGCGTGGGCCTTAGCCTGCTCGATCAGGTCGACCAGCGAGCACCCGCTGATCCGCTCGTCCCACGAGCACTTACGCATGTGCTCAATCCGGATGCCCTCGTCCCCTTCGACGTAGACCTCGAACAGGCGGAGCACGTCCACGTCTGCAGGGCTCGCCACGGAACCGCCGGTTGGTGCAGTTTCCTGCACTTTCGTGTACTCAGTCACACGGTGACCGTACCGCCCAGATCGGGTGCTTAGCGGTGCCGCTCCAAGATGTCGCCGACGTCCTCACCGGGCAGCAGCAGTGTCCCGTCGATCTTCCTCGGTACCGGATCGATCAGCGCGTTGACGGCCCGCTGCGCCTGGCAAACCTCGGCCCACCGTTCGGGGTGAGCTTCGCGCAGGTGGATGTACAGGTTGCCCGGATCGATGACGTGAGTGTCTCGCTCGACGTCGATCGCCCAGGGGACCTCAATAGGCGCCCCGCAAAGAGGGCACTTGGCCGTATTCACGTGCCCCATTAGACCAACCCGTCGCCAGGTGCGGCGGGTTTTTTCATGCCCAGGACTGGTCCCGGGCATCGCTCGAAGCCCCTGGAGGGCCAACCATGTTCACCACCCACCCGTCGATGCAGCCTGGCGCGATCATCGGCTACCGCAAGTCAGGCGCTCCAATCCGACTCATCGCCGGCGGGTCCGGCGAAGGCGACGGAGATACCGGCACTACAGGCCAGGAAGGCGGCACCGGCGGCGACGCAGGCGCGGGCACCGGCCAGCAGCAAGACCCGGGCAGCGGCACCGCGGGCCACGATGGCACCGGAACAGCCGCCAGCACCGGCGACGCCGGCGACGGCGACAAGACCGCCCGCACCATCGAGGCGATCCGCGGCGACTTCAAGACCGAGCGCTCACGCAGGCAGGCCCTGGAGCAGCAGCTCACCGACCTGAAGACCGCCCAGGCGCAGCAGGCCGAGCAGGAGAAGGCCCGCAACCTCGCACTGGCCAAGGCCTTCGGGTTCGCCCCGGACGAGCCTCCGGACCCCGCCAAGCTCGCCGCCGACCTCGAGGCCGCACGGCAGCAGACCGCGGCGGAGATCGCCAAGGGACAAGCCCGCGAGCGTGAGCTCACCATCGAGCTCGAAACCCGCAGGCGCGCCGCCCGCCTCGGCGCCGACCCCGAGCTGCTCGCTGACTCCCGGTCCTTCATGACCACTGTCAGCAGGCTCGACCCGGCGTCGGAGTCGTTCGGCGAGGACCTCGCCGTGGCGATCGTCCAGGCGGTCACCGCTAACCCGTCCCTCAAGATCGGCGCCACGACGGCGACGACGGCTGAGCCGCCGAAGCCTCCGGTCAATCAGTCCGCTACCACCGCCCCGCCGGCCCGTTCCGGCGGTGAGCACAACGCCGCCCCAGGCGGCAGCAGGCAGTGGACCAGGGAGGACGTAGTGCGGGCGACGCCGTCCGAGGTCAACCAGGCCATTAGGGACGGCCTGCTCGTCGAGCTCGGGTTCGCGCCCCCCAAGTCACGGCGCTAGCCGCACCACCCCGCACAGGGGTGACTCCGCGGCGGCACGCGCCATCACCCACCAGGCCCCGGAACCGCACATGGTCCGGGGCTTTGTCGTGCAAGGAGACACCCCTTGACTGTCAACAACTTCATCCCCGAGGTGTGGTCCAAGGTCATCCTGGCCGCCCTCCAGAAGTCCCTGGTCTACGGCTCGCCGATGGTCGTCAACTCGGACTACGACGGTGAGATCGCGGGCCCGGGCGACGCGGTGCACATCACCCAGTTCGGTGACCCGACCATCGGGACGTACACCAAGGGCCAGGACATCACCTACCAGGAGATCGTCGACGCCGGCGAGACCCTGTACATCAACCAGGCGAAGTACTTCGCCTTCTCCGTCGACGACGTCGACCGGCGCCAGGCCGCGGGCGACATGCAGGCCTACCTGGAAGGCCGCGCGGCTTACCAGATGGCGAACACAGCTGACTCGTTCATCGCCGGCCTGTACACCGGCTCCGCTTCGGCGAACGTGCTCGGCTCGACCGGCGCGCCGGTGACCCCGATGCCCTACGGCGGGTCGACGTCGCACCCGGCGGACTTCTTCGTCCAGGTCCTCGAGCCGGCCAAGGTCATCCTCGACCAGGCGAACGTGCCGGAAGAGGACAGGTACATGGTGTGCCCCCCGTGGGCGGTGTCCCTGCTCAGCCAGACCCAGGCGTTCGTGGCCGTCACCGACATGCAGGGCCAGCCGAGCCAGACGTTCCAGAACGGCTTCGTCGGCCGGGTCAGCGGCTTCGGGAACATCCTCAAGTCCAACAACGTCCCGCAGCCCATCTCCGGCGGCGCGGGCACCGGCGTGTGGGCCCTCCAGTTCGGTCACCCGATGGGCATCACCTACGGCGAGCAGATCACCCAGACCGAAGCCCTGCGCCTCCAGACGCAGATGGCTGACGGTGTCCGCGGGCTCCACGTCTACGGCGCGGAGATGACCCGCCCCGACACGATCGGCGTCGCCTACGTGCAGCGCCCGACCGGCATCTGACCCTTCTTCCCGCTTCTCCCCGGGCAGCGGGAAACGCTGCCCGGGCTAGTGATTGGAGGCGCCGATGACGGCGCGTACTGCTCTTACCCCTGTCGTCCTCGTCCAGGACGGGAATGTCTCGGAGGGATCCGGGACGTCCATCGCCGCCCTTGTCAGCCCCGGCGCGACCGTCGCGGCACCGCCCGGCCCGAACCACGTGTTCCTGATCGTCAACAACACGGCGACCGCGGCGCACAACGTCACGGTCCGCGCCGGCGGCAACGGCGTCACCGCGGCCGGCGGCACCGCTGTCGCGGTCCCGTTCGAGGGCGCGACGGTCGGCGACCTGGTGACCTCGGTCGCCGCGTCGGGCACCCAGCTGATCGGCCCGCTCACCACGGACCGGTTCACCCAGGCGGACGGCTCCCTCAGCATCGACTTCGATGCGGGGACGACCGGCAGCATCTGGGTGATCCAGCCGCCGAACCGGCACCTCGCCGCGGACTTCTGACCGTGAGCGAGCAGAAGCCGCCGATGGTGTACCTGCGGGGCGGCCACGTCTGCGGGTTCACCGTGCCGCTCCCGCCAGCGGTCGTGGAGCGCTGGAAGCGAGGCGAGCTGCAGCGGGTCACCGAGGACGGCCAGACCTGGCCGGGTGACCCGTGGGTCATGCCCGGCGACGAGCGCGAGCCTGAGCCGCAGGACGACAGCACCGGCGAAAGCGGCGATGCCTCGGGCCGGCCGAAGGGCAACGCCGCCAAGGCGGACTGGGCCGCGTACGCAGTCAGCCTTGGCGCCTGCACCGAGGACGAGGCCGGCAAGCTGACCCGTGACCAGCTGGCCGGGCTGTGCACCGCTCCTGAGGACAAGGCCGGCGCGGACAGCTAGCGAAGGGGGGTGACCTGACCGTGAGCATGCCGTACAACCAGGACAACTTCGCGTACGTGCTGCCCGGCGGGCAGATCACCCTCACCGCTTTCTTCCAGACCTACGCCGGGAGCGGGCTCGAGCAGCCCGTCTCCGGCGTGGAGATCACGATCACCCCGGTGAACGGCGGCACGGCGGTCTACGGGCCGACCTCGGACGGGATCACCGCGGCGGACGAGGCGACCTACAGCCTCCAGTGGCAGCCGCCCGTCAGCACCGCGGCGGGCGACTACACGGTCACCTGGACGTCGACGTCGCCCGCGCTGACGATCAAGCAGGCGGTTACCGTCGTCGCGCTCCCCGCGGAATCCCCGGCACCCGGGGTGTACGCGACGGTCGCGCAGTACCGGCTGCGGAGCGGTGACCAGTTCACCGCCGTCGCCCGCGTCCAGCAGCTGCTCATCGTCGCTACCGAGTGCATCGACGAGGCGCTCATCGGCGCCGTGTATCCCACGGACGCCGACTCGATGCCGACCAACCCGGCGCACATCGACCTCTTCATGCGGGCTACCGTTGCCCAGGCGTCGTTCCTCGGCAGCCTGAACGACCCGGATTTCGTGAAGTCCCAGTACTCCTCGACGTCGATGGGCGGGGTGTCCCTGACCCGCACTGGTGGAGCGCAGTCGCAGGTGATGCCGCCGCTCGCCCCGCGGGCCGCTCAGATCCTGCACACCGGCGGAGCGCTCGCCACCGCGCCCCTGATCAACTGGTTAGCCAGCCATGATGGAGCTCGCCAACACCACGCTGACCGTCTGCCGCGGCACGGACGTCAACGCCTGGGGCGACAAGACCAACGTCGGCATCCCGCTCTACACCGGCATCCCGGCCGCGGTAGTCGAGTCGGCCAAGCAGGTGTTCGACCGCGCGTCCCAGCGGTTCCAGACCATCCGCACCAGCACCTGCGTCGTCCCCGCGGACGCTGACATCCTCGACACCGACACGCTTGTCGACGAGACCACCGGCAACACGTTCATGATCGAGTCAGTCACCCTGCAGCCAACCCTGGGGCCACCGCCGGACAAGATCCTGATCCTGCGCTGGCGGTCCGGAGTGAGCGTGGAGAGCGACTAGCACGGCGGTCCGGCCGTTTCTGCGGCGGGTCTCTGACCTGGGGTTACCTGGAAGTCGTTACGCATCTCCGCAGGTCAGACGGCGGGCCGGTTCGATTACCGGGCGGGCAAACGAAACCACGGGGGGTGACCGCCGTGGGCCGTGTCACGATCAACCCTGACTGGGAATCCCGGATCATGCCCGCGTGGATCAACTTCGCTGAGTCACGCCTTGGCCCGGACATCGCCGACGACGCCCGCAAGTACTGCCCGGTAGACACCGGCGCGCTGAAGGCGAGCATCCGGGACGACATGGAAGGCCTGGACCTGATCGTCAGCGCGACAGGCGGCGGCGAGGACGGCCCGGACGGTGCAGGCGGCAACCTGTACGTCTCGATCCGGCCGGGAAAGGTCAGTGAGCGCTACGGGACCCACTCCGGCGGCTCCGACCCGTTCCACCATCGCGGATCGGGGAGAACCCGTGAAGTCCACCACGTCGACGAGGGCGGCCGCAGCTACGCCGCGTACGTCGAGCTCGGCCACCGCGTCTACCACCCCACTACCGGCGTCACCGGCCCTGAGGTAGTCCGGGCTCAGCCGTTCCTTCGCCCGGCGCTGTTCACGCGGCGCGGCGAGTGACCGGGTACGTCCCGCCGGCGCCGATGCCGACCGATGTCCTGGTCGCCGCGGCGTGGATCGCGACGATCCCGGGCTTCACCCCGGCGATGACGGGGGAGACGCTGCCTCCGGACGTCCTCCCGCCGACGCCCGGCGGCCGGATCCGCCCGGCACCCTGGCTGAAAACGGGGTTCATTACCGTTCAGTGGGCCGGCGGCAGCCCCGACCCGAACCTGCCGCGCCGCAACCCGGTGATGCAGGTCGACGTCTGGGCGGCCAAGCCCGGCTCCAACGACCCGCCCTGGCACATGGCCGAGGCGCTCGGCGAGGCAATCTGGCTCGCCACCATGCAGCGCACCGGGTTCAACCGGCCGCTCACCATCGAGGTCGAGGGCATCGCCTACGGGACCGCGGTGGCGCAGGGCGCCTACCTGGCCACCCATTTCAGGCGCGTCTACGACGACGCGGCCGACTACGCCCGGGTCCAGGGCGACCTCGCCCTGTCCTGGGTGATGCCCAGCCTCGTCATCCCCTAGCGAAAGGGAAACAGCCATGACCCTCATGACCCTCACCGCGACCCCGCAGCCGAGGGCCGGTAACGGCGCGACCCCGGTGAACCTGACGACGCTGCTCGCCGCGGGCAGCCTCGGCTCCAACACCGGCGTCCAGTTCCAGAACTCCAACCGTGAGGTGCTCTACATCGAGCAGGGCACCGCCGTGTCCAACTTCACCGTGGCGGTCGGCACCACAGTGGAAGGCCAGACCGTCCAGAGCATCACCTACACCGGCGTCGCCAGCGACATCCAGTTCATCGGTCCCTTCGACACGCTGTTCGACGTGCAGCCCGGCGACTGGATCGAGGTTACGTTCGCCACCGCGGCCAACATCGCCGGCGTGGCACTGATCGCCAACGTCGGCGCCGTCTGACCTTCCCCGTCTTACCAGTTCCCTCCGGCTCCCCCTCCGGCCTTCCATGCCCGCCAGCGCGCGGGCTTTTTTCATGCCCGCACGCGCCCCGCCAGGCGAGTGCCTCACCACGGAGGTGGTCACAATCGCGGTCCAGACAAGGAACCTGGTAATGGGGCCGGCGCGGATCTACTGGGCGCCGTTCGGCACCGCAGAGCCGGCCGACGCCACAGTCACTGCCGACGGGTGGCTCACCCCGCCGCCAGCGCCCTGGCTGGACCTGGGCGGCACGAACGGCGGCATCAACCTGGAGGTCGACACGACCTACACGGCGAAGGTCGTCGACCAGATCCTCATGGAGGCCGGCGCCACTCTCACTGACCTCAAGATGTCGGTGACCGCGCCCCTCGCGGAGATCAGTGACCAGAACCTGGCCGTCTCCCTGAACAACATCGTTGAGCAGGGCACCGGCGACGGCTTCGTGACGCTGGAGATCATGGACGGCTCCTACGCGACGCAGACCCAGTACTCGGCGCTGATCATCGACGGGTGGGGGCCTGAGCTCGCCACCGGCGCCCCGGCGCTGCGGCGCGCGATCGTCCGCAAGGTCCTGTCCCAGGCGAAGGTGAGCCTGACCAGCGACCGCAAGACGCAGCAGAAGATCGACACGACCTGGCAGACCTACTTCGTCGGCGAGGGCATCAAGCCGATCAGGTTCGTCACCGCCACCGCCTAACCCGTCCCCCTCCTTTTCTCCCCCGAAAGGACTACCCCAATGGCAGCAACCGCCCGCACCCCGCGCCCGGCCGCCAGGCCGAAGCCGGGAGCCCCGCCGCGGCGGGCGCTCCCGCCGCCCAGGCCGGCCGACGCGCCCGTGATCATAGGCATCCCGGTGCCCGCCGAGGACGAGGAACTCCCTGAGCCGGAGCGGGTGCCGGTCTTCCAGATCGGCGACACCGTCTACACGATGCTCGCGGATCCGCCGCCCACGATCGGGATCGCGGCGATCGACGCGTCGGAACGCAAGGGCGGCCCCGGGTTCGGTGAGATGTACGTGCTCCGCGAGATGATGGGCAGCGCGGCCCTCAACGCCCTGATCGACGCGGGCAAGAAGCGCTGGCTGACCAAGGCGCAGTACGAGGCGATCACCACCCGCGTCAGGAATGCAGCCTTCGGGCTGGAAGAGGACGACGACCCAAACCCCTGAGGCGCCGCATCACCCAGCTGATGTGGATCCCGGCGCACCTGGCTGACATCGAGTCGGACATGTCCGCGGTGCACAGGGTGGACGACATCCGCTCGGTGACGGCGCCGCGGTTCTTCGCCCTGGCGTGGCGGCTGCCCCACTACCAGGGCGTCATGCGGGACCGGGTCATCGCCCTGCAGCGCGAGCAGGAGGACGGGCCGCAGGCGGCTCCGGTATGGCCTGGCAGGCAGCGGACCCGGAAGCCAGTGGCCGACGCCCAGCCGGTCACCGAGGCGGCGCTCAGTGACCCGGTAATGAACAGGATCTTCGACTTCGGCTGAACCCGGTCGCGGGGGTGATTCCCCGTGGCGGACGGCTTCGAGATCGCGACCGCGTACGTAAAGATCTCCCCGGACACCGACGGGTTCGCTGAGGAACTCGAAGCCAAGGTCGAGGAAGCGACCGCCGGGGCCGAGGGCAAGGTCAAGGTCGGCGCTGACGACGCCGAGCTGGACGCGGTCCTCGACGACGCGCGGGCGAAGCTTGACGAGCTCGACGGCAAGGACGCCACCGTCTCCCTCCGGGCCGACGGGGCGGACCTGTTCGCGGAGGCCGACGACGCCACCGCCCGGCTCCGCCAGCTCGACGAGACCGAGGCGACCGCGAGGCTGTACCTGGACGCCGCTGATCTCGACGCGACGTCCGATGACGCGAAAGCGAAGCTGGACGAGTTCGACGGCAAGGATGTCAGGCCCAGGCTGGGCCTCGACAAGGCCGAGTGGGACGCCCAGATCGCTGAGGCGGACGCGCAGCTCGACGAGCTGAAGGCGAAGGCCTGGTCTGTACGGCTCGGCGGTTCAGGTGGCAGCGGCGGCAGTTCTTCGGGAGGCGGCCGCGGCGGCCTGTTCGGGACGCTCCTTGCCGGGGCCGGGTTCGCTATCGGCGGCCTCACGCCGGGCATCGGGGGTGCCCTCACGGGCCTCGGGCTGCTCGGCGCGACCGGTGGCCTCGCGTTCGGCGGGGTCGCCCAGGCGCTGTCCGCGGCGCACCAGTCAAGCCAGAACACGGGCCTTACCTCAGCGCAGGTAGCGGAGCAGAACTTCTCCAACGCCGTCCAGATCACCCAGGCGAACGAGCAGATCCAGCAGTCGCAGATGAACCTCGCCGAGGTGACCCGCAACGCCGCGGCCTCCCAGGTGCAGGCGTTGCAGTCGGTGACCGAGGCGCAGCAGCAGGTCCAGCAGTCCACCTACGGCCTGTCCGAGGCGAACTACAACCTGTCCCAGGCCTACATCCAGGAACGTCAGCAGATCACCCAGCTGAACGACCAGCTCGCCGACAGCAAGCTCAGCGTCTCAGCGGCCAGCCTCGCCGTCCAGCAGGCGCAGCGCCAGGAAACCCTGGTCAACCAGTCCGCCTACTCCACCGACCTCGACCGGCAGCAGGCCACCCTCGCCGTCGCCCAGGCCAAGCAGCAGCTCCAGGACGCGACGGACAAGGAGGCCGACTCCCAGACCGCGGCGAACCTCGCCAGCAGCCAGGGCGTTGACGGTTCCCAGACGGTCATCCAGGCCAAGCAGGCGCAGCTCTCCGCCCAGAACGCCCTCACCAACGCGCACAACTCCTACGCCGACGCCCAGACGAACCTGACGAACACGCAGCTGAACAACGCCACGCAGGTCAAGCAGGCGCAGATGCAGGTCGCCGACGCGCAGCAGAACCTGACCAACACCATCAAGGAGCAGCAGCTCCAGTGGGCGGCAACCGAGTCGACCGCCAACCAGGCGGCGAACCAGTTCGCCAAGTACATGGCGAACCTGACCCCGGCCGGCCGGGCGTTCGTCAACCAGGTCCTCGGGATGCGCACCGCATTCAAGGGGCTTGAAGGCGACGCCCAGACAGCGACGCTGCCCGGGTTCACGAAATTCCTGCAAGGGGTCAACATCCTTGCCCCGGAAATCGGCACCGGGGTAACCCGGATGGGCGGCGCCATATCGCAGGCGTTCGCCCGAATGGGCACCGAAATGAAGACCCCGCAAGCCGTGACGGTCCTCAACGGGCTGATCGACAATGGCATGGAATTCGCGGATACGGTCCTGCCGGCCATCGGGCGGGCGTTCGGCGCGGTCTTCGACCTGGGCTCCTCGAAGGGGGCCGCTACCGGGCTTTCCAACATGTTCAGCGGGCTCTTCGACGGGGTAGCAGGATTTGCTAAAGGGCTGAAGCCGTACATTCCTGACCTGAATGATTTCTTTACCGCCGTGGGGAAAATCGCGAAAGCGGTAGGCCCAGAGCTTGCGAAAGAAATCGGCGGAATAGCGAAATTCCTTGACCCTCTGGCGAAATTCCTGAATTCAAAGCAGGGTCAGCCTTTCCTAGACGGAATCGCTAAGATCATCACCGCCCTCATCACCGTGAAAGGCCTCGCGAAGATCCTGCCGGGCGACCTCGGCGAGGCCGTCGGCGGCGCCCCCGGCATCATCCTGTCCCTCATGACCAAGCCGCTGAAGAAGCAGCTGGGGCCGGCGCTCTCCGGCGTCTTCAAGAACGCGTTCGGCGGGGCGGCGAAGGACGGCGAGGAAGCCGCAGCGGGGGAGCTGGGCAAGAGCGGCGGCATGTCCGGCCTCATCAGCGGGATAGGCGGCATGCTGACCGGCATACCGGGGAAGATCACGCCGATCGTCACGGGGATCAAGGAATGGGGCATCTGGTCGAAGGTCGCCGCCGGGGCAACCAAGATCTGGACCGGGATCCAGGCCGGGTTCGACCTGGTCATGGACGCGAACCCGATCGGCCTGGTGGTCATCGCCCTGGTCGCGCTCGGCGTCGGCATCTATGAGGCGTACAAGCACTTCAGCGGGTTCCGCGACGGGGTCAAGGAGGTCTTCGACTGGCTCAAGGAAGCAGCGGACTTCCTGTGGCATGACGTGTTCGACCCGCTGTGGCACGGGATCGAGGCTGGCGCGGACGGCTTCGTTTCAGCGTTCCGGACGACCTGGGGGAAACTCGAATCGGTGTTCAAGGCGCCGGTCAATTTCCTGATCCAGACCGTCTACGACAAGGGCATCGCCGGCTTGTGGAACGACGTCGTCGGCGCCGTCGGCCTCGGCTCGCTGAAGCTCCCGATCATCCCCGCTCTCGCTCACGGCGGCATGGTCCCGGGCACCGACCACGGGCGCGACGAGGTCCTCATCGCGGCGCGCCCCGAGGAAGGCGTCCTCGTCCCCGGCGCGGTCCGCGCGATCGGCGGCGCTGGCGCCGTCCACGCGCTGAACGCGGCGCACGGCGGCGGGGGCACCGGGGCACCGGGGCACTACAGCCTGGGCGGCATCGTCAGCTCGTTCATCAGTGGCGGCGCGGACACCGCGAAGGCGGTAGCGGCACTGGTGACCGGGAACACCACGGCGTTCACCAACGCCCTTTCAGGCCTGATCGGCACCAGCGCGGCGGGGACCCTAGGGCAGGTCATGGTGGCACTGCCGAAGACCCTCGTGGCTGATGCGGCCAAGGCGGCGATCGGGATGATCGGCGGCGGAGGCGGCACCGTAACACCGTCCGGCACCGTCGCATCCTGGTTCACCCAGGGGACGAAGGCGGCCGGGGTCCCGGCGTCGTGGATCCCCGACCTGGAGACCATCGGCCAGCATGAGAGCTCGGATAACCCGAACGCGATCAACATGTCCGACTCCAATTCGGCCGCAGGTGACCCGTCCCGGGGGATCATGCAGCTCATCGGGTCTACGTTCGCCGCTTACCACGCCCCCGGCACCAGCATGAACATTTACGATCCGGTCGCTAACATCGCCGCCGGGTCAAGGTACATCCAGGGCAGGTACGGGACGCCGGCGAACGTGCCCGGCATCATGTCGCTCGCCCAGGGCGGCAAGTACGTCGGCTACGACTCCGGCGGCATCCTGCCGCCTGGGATGACGGCCGCGGTCAACCTGACAGGCAAGCCGGAGGCCGTGCTCACCGCGGAGCAGACGCATGCGCTGAGCCAGCTCGGGAGCGGCGGCGGGGCACGGCCCGCGCCGACGATCATCAACAACTGGTACGGGCCGCAGATGCCGTCCCAGGAGCAGATGGCGGAGATCGAGCGCAGCCTGTCACTCCTGGTCGGCTAGGGCTAGGAGGCTGCTGGTGACAGTTCAGGGCACCGCCGGCCTCGCGGTCATCCTCGAGGGAAACCTCGAGATCGGCGGGGTCCTCACCGACGCCGCGACGACCCAGCTCGATATCACCTACGGTGCGCCGTACCAGGCGGTATCGGACTTCGCGGGGCCGGTCACCTGGACCGGTGCAATGTCGCCGGTGCCGGGCCAGGTATGGCACTCGGGTACCGGCCAGTATCAGTTCACCTGGCAGGTTCCCGGGTCCGCACCGTCAGGCCTGTACGTGGCCACGTGGACGTTCACCTACAGCGGAAGCACCTACACCGCCGCAGAGAACGTCTGGATCCAGGGCAGCGTCCCGGTGCCCGTCCCGGCCGGCGACACCGGCTACTGGACCGGCGGCATCATCCTCCCCTCAGCCGGCCTCGACATCGAGTTCGGCAAGGTCGACAGCAACGGCACCGCGTGGCTGTGGCAGAAGCTCACCGGATGGGACGGCCCGCCGGTGCAGGGCGCCGGAGTCATCCCCCGCTCGGGCGACCACGGGGCATGGCCGTCACCGCAGTGGTTCGCAGCCCGCACGATGACCCTCACCTGCAGCGCCGCCGCCCAGACGCAGGCCTTGCGTGACGTCGCGAGGGCTCAGCTGCAGCAGGCGGTTCCCGTCGGCTCAGACGGGAACCTGGCGATCCTGCGGTACGACGAGCCGGTACCGAAACAGTGCCTGGTCCGCCGGTCGGGGCAGCTGCCGGAGAACTGCCCGACCCTGGTCGACGTCGGGTTCACGATCGGCCTGGTCGCACCCGACATGCGCAAGTACGGGACGCAGCAGAAGACACTGCCGATCGCAGCACCCCCACCGGTCGCCGGCACCTTCACCGTCCCGTTCAGCGTCCCGTTCAGCCTTGCTGCCTCACCGCCGCCAGCGGTCTCGGGCTGCGTCAACGACGGTAACTTCGGAAGCCCTCCGGTCGTGGTGATCAGCGGGCCGTGCACCGGGCCCGCGCTGACCAACGCGACCACCGGCCAGACGGTGTCCTGGTCGGACCTCACCCTGACCGCTGACCAGACCATGACGGTCGACTTCCTCAACTGCCAGGGGTGGGTCGGCGCGGTCAACTTCCCTGGCCTGCCCGGTCTCCCGCCCGGTGGCGGCTCTTACCAGCCGGCTGACGTCGCGTCGGCCTGGTGGACCTTGCAGCCGGGACCTAACACGGTCGCGTTCACCGCGGCGTCCACCGGAACCGGCGCATCGGCGGTCTTCTACTTCTTTGATGCGTGGAGCTAGGGGGCAGCCTTGACGACGTCTCTTGCCACGAGCCTGCCGTGGGTGCTGGCCGGGTGCACGTACGACGACGACGGCGGCAACGACTTGCGCAACAGCACGGTCACCCCGTTCTTCTACGACCCGGGCCCGAGCGGATCAGGCAGCACGATCAACCCTCTCAGCGGGGTGATCGGCGGTGCGGGGCTCCTCGTCACGGCAGGCGGCGGGATGACCGTCGCCGTGGAGCAGGGCCACTTCGTCGTAGCTAACACTGGCAGCCCCACCTCCGGCGCGTACGCGTCGACCCTCGCCCAGTCGGGGACCCTGACCCTCGAAACGGCTGACCCGTCCAACCCGCGGATCGACATCATCGTCGCCGTCGTCGAAGACAACGGGGACGACACGTCATCCGGGGCGGTCAAGGTAGTCACCGGGACCGCCGCGTCGTCTCCCTCGGTCCCGGCCGCGCCGGCGAACTCGATCACGCTCGCCCGGGTCGCGGTCGCCGCGGGGGCCACCACGATCACGAGCGGGAACATTACCGGCACCAGGCCGTTCACCACCAGTGCGGGCGGGGTTCTCGTCGCCGCGAAGGGAAGCGTCCTCGGCTACTTCGGGCAGCTCGGCTACGACGCCGCCAGTGACAGCTTCTACAACAACAGGAACTCCGGGAACACCCCGGCCCCGCGGCAGATGCGTACGCTCCCGTTCGCACCCGTCACCGCGGTGCTGACCGGGGGTTCCTACGCGCTGACCACCAGCGCGACGCAGGTCCCGGGCCTGTCGGCGTCGGTAACCACGGACGGCAACACCGACCTCAAGCTGACCTACCACATTGCCGGGTTCACCGGCTACGCGAGCTCCGCCGCGGTGATCACGGTGGGCGTCTACATCGACGGGACGCTCGTCGACCAGCAAGACAGCCCGGTCATCGCCGGCACCGGCGCGCAGGGCGGCGTAACCGGCATCGGCTACACCGGCTCTATCACCAGCAACACCCCTTCGGCTGCCTCGCACACGGTCACGGTGCAGGCGTTCTCGTCGGCAGTGTCGGGGAGCGCCCCGCAGGTCCACGCGTTCGGCGGCGTCCCGGCAAGCGCATGGCTGCGAGTGGAGCCAGTCGGCCTGTGACCACCTGGCGGTACGTCTCGACAGATCTCTTGACCGGGAAGGTCCTCGCCGACAAGCTCCCGCTGACCGTCCAGTCGGCCGGCAGCACGCTGAACGGCTCCGGGACGCTCACCGGGTCGCTGAACTTCGCCGCGGACTACCGCAGCAACCTGCCGTTCCTGAACGCCCTCGCCTGCCGTCGTGCCGTCCTCTGGATGCTCGCGGACAACTGGCCGGCGTGGGCCGGAATGCAGCTGGACCAGCCGGACATGTCCCGCGCGCAGGGCACCCTCCCCATCTCGGCGCAGACCCTCGACGCACTCTGGGGCAAGCGCCTGATCACCGACACGATCGAGTACCAGGGCGTCGAGCTGTACACCGCGTTCCTCGACCTCGCGCAGTACGGGATGACGAAGAACAGCCCGTACATCGCCGCGGTTTCCCCGGCCGCGACCCGCAACCCCGGTTACCTGGCGATGGTCGCCACCCAGGGCCGTGTCGCCCGGCTCGTGCTCCCGACAGCGGGGAACTCCGGGCAGACCTGGACCGCCGGGTACACCTACTCCGACCGCACCGCAGTCAACAGCGCCTGGTCCGACATGTGCAGCTCAGGCAACCTCGAGTACTACTTCGAGCCGGGCCTCGACGAGAACGGCCAGCTGGCGATCTACCTGAAGCTCGGTTACATCGCTCTCGGGCGCCCCTTGTCCGAGACAGGGCTGACGCTGACCTATCCCGGCACGTTGCTCGACTACGGCTTCCCCACGACCGGCAGCCAGGGCGCGAACATGCTGTGGGCCAGCGCACCGCCGAACGGCACCACCGTGAACTGGATGAGCGCATGGCCGCACGGCGCCGACCTCACCGACCTCGAGTCGTACCCGCTGATGGAGACCACCGCGACCTGGCAGGGCAGCGTGGTCACCGAGCAGGCACAGATCGACGCGTGGGCTGACGGGCAGGTCGCCATGCTCACCGCGGGCATGACCGCCCCGGTCCTCAACGTAGGCGGCGGCGCATGGCCCCGGCCGCAGGACATCCACCTCGGCGACGGCACCAAGCTGGCCCTGACCTCCCAGTTGCACCCGCCCGGGCCGAACGGCGAGCCCGGCTACCAGGGAGAAGTCCGGGTCACCGGTATCACCATCTACCCGGACGGCCCGAGCCAGAGCAGCTACATGCAGTTGCAGACGAGCGCGGTCCTCGCGGCAGCCTAGGAGCGCCGGTGACCCAGTACCCGCAGAAGCTCGGCCCTGACCGGATCGCCAAGACCCACAGGACCACGCAGGACCGCCTCACCAGGCTTGAAAGCCGCACCCTGGGTATCGACTCCGGGATGCCGCTCGGGCTGCTGCCCGGCGTGATCAGCAGCAGCTACACCAGCGGTGACCCGATGGTCGTGGTCAACGGCGCGGCTGCGGCGAGCGGCCCGTACAGGTACCTCACCAGCTACACCCCGGCGGCGAATGACAGCGTCATCCTCGCGCCGGTCGGCGGGTCGATGAAGGCGTACATCGTGATCGGCAAGCTCAGCGCCTGACCTCGGCATGCCACTGGTCGTGGACTGCCGTGTCGGCGACCACAGCACCGCACTGCTCGCAGACCAACGGCTCTGATGGCGGCAACGGCGGCAGGGACCGATAGCCGAGCGGCACTGCAGTGAACAGGATCTCGTATCTAGGCAGGTTGGCGCCTGGATCGTCGCTCATACCTGCATCATTCCAGCCTAGGCCGCGCGCCGGCCATCTCTACCCGGAGGTGACCGCGCATGGCGCTGGCCTACGTGACCGTCGTCCTCGACCTCTTCAACGCGCAAGGTGCCCTCCTGTCCGGCGGGAACGCCGTGTTTACCCCGTCGGGGCCGCTCACGGATGTCGCGGACAGCATGATCATCGCGGCGCAGCCGCTGCCCGTGCCGTTCACCGGGGGCACCATGGCGCCGGCGGTGCAGCTGCTGGCCACCGACAACGGCAACCCGCAGCCGAACGGGTGGACGTGGGGCGTGTCGTTCACCGCCAAGGGCGCCCCGACGCCGTTCTCGTTCTACCTGCCGGCCGGCCCGGCGTCGTTCAGCATGGCATCCGAGTCGCCGACGCTCACCTGGACGGCCGGCGGCGGCCTGATGAGCCTTCCTGTAGGCACCGGGGTGAAGCTGAGTGGCGGCTCACTGCCAGCCGGGTTCAGCCAGGGCATCACCTATTACGTCGTCGCGAGCTCGGGCCTAACGGTCGAGCTCGCGAC